TGCAACTGTACTTCAAATAGGTAATGCTTTTATTACTTGCAGGTTAAGAGCTAATGGTGTACCTATATCTGCTCCTGTAGGAGTAGTTGAAATTAGATCTGGTAATTCTCAGGTATTATCATTTAGTGTTTTAGGAGTTGCATCACAAGGAGATGTATTTGATATAGAATTTGAAAGTAGCACTGCAAGTGATGTAACAGTTACTGACTTAGTATTAAATGGGTATCAGTTTTAAAAATAAATAATAAAATGGGATTACAAATAAATAAACAATTAAACAGAACTGATGGCTTAACAATACCATCAGGAGCTGCAATATCTTGGACTACTTGTTTCATAGCTGGTAGCAGAAGAATAGAGTTCAGACCTCTATTTGTTTTTCTATCTCCTTCAGATAGAGATGACTACTGGAATGGAGTAGAGGGAGCACCTGAACCAACAATGTCAGGCCAGATAAAAGATATGTTATCTGCTTATTTTAGAGAAATGACTGTTGAAGAACAAGCATCTCTTGAAGCAGAAGCTGGAGCATTCTCTAAAGTAGAGGGATGGCTTAAAGATGAAATAGTAGCTAATTCTAATGGGTACTTGACTGATGATGATATAGCAATCATCCCAAGTACAGTATTGTTGTAAGATATGAGTTGGACTAAGTGCATGCAAAAGAAGATAGTCAATCACTATGGCTCTGAAGTAGAGCAATGTGTTGACGGAATTACCAAACACAATTGGACAAAAATATTGGAGTGTATGGTAACAGTATTGGGTATAGCAGACCCCGAAATATGGATACCTGAACAAATAATACTGTTCACTGAATGGTCTGCTGAATGTTTATTTTCTGAAGAAGAAGAATAATGGATTTACTACAGGCTACAGGAGAAGTTGTTAATGGAATGGATGATGTTCATTTCAACATGAAGGATGTCATTTATATTGTTACGCTATTAGTTAGTGCATTAGCTGGTTGGTTTACTCTGAAAGGTTCTGTAGAAAAGCTAAAAGACAGAATGGTAGTGGTTGACAAACATATTGATACTTGTCAAGCAGATGCTAAAGAAGAACAGTTAGCAGCTAAACACAGCAGGGTTGGTATAAGAAAGCAGCTTCAAGAAGAGATGAAAGATTTGACTGAACTTATGAACAAAAGGGTAGACATAGTAAAGACCGACCTAAAGGAGTTTCAAAAAGAAAACGCTACTGAGATAAAGAACATTAACGACCAAATCACCGCAATCAAGACTGATACGTCTGAGATTAAGGGAATGGTACAAATTTTAATGAATAAAAGTCAAAATTAATAAAATGGTAAAATTCAAAAATAAATCTACGGAGCTGGTCATGGCAGGCGAAAATGACCAAGATTTAAAACAAATGACTTATGGAGATCTAGTAGTGATCTGTATGAATACTCCACCTGCAAATGGAGCCTGGACAACTTCTGAAATGAGATCTCGTATAAAGATTGAAGAGAAAGTTGAAGCAGCAAAAGCAGATGAAATAATAGAGTTTGAAGAGGCTGAAATAAAAAAAATTGTTGAATGTTCCAAGCAACCTTGGAGATTCAAACATAAAGTTATACTGGAATTCGAAGAATATCTATTAACTTTATGAAGGATTAATTAAACTAAAAATCATGGAACGATTATTTAAAAGTGGATTAATAACTACAATTATTGGTGTATTGCTATTAGCTGGCACTGTCTATTTGTATATGTCGAAAGAACATACAAAGATGGAAGCAGCGGAGCTTGGAGCAGTAGCTTTGATCTTTTTGAGATCTAAAGATTCTTTAATTGGACTAACTCCTAAGAAAGAAGGAGATGAAGGTTAGTAACCACGTAAGTTATAAAGAAGTTACATATAGCCAAACGGCTATAAGAAATGACATAAAGAATGATCCTAACCGAAGTCAAATGGATAGGATCATTCTTTTGGCTAACAATTTGTTTGAGCCATTAAGAGAATGGGTTGGCGGACCTATAAAAATTAATAGTTGCTTTAGAAGTGAAGAACTTAACACACGTATTGGTGGATCAAAATCGTCACAACATATGGCAAACAATGGTGCGGCTATGGACTTGGATGATACCTATGGTCATAAGACTAATGCACAAATGTTTCACTATATTAAGGACAATCTGGATTTTGATCAGCTAATCTGGGAGTTTGGTACTGATGATAATCCAAACTGGATACATGTATCATACAAAGAAGAAGGAAATAGAAAAAACATATTGAAGGCGTGTAAAATAAATGGAAGAACTAAATATTTAAATTGGGAAGACTAATTTCAATTTAATAATCTGTATATGGATGATTGCAAGAAAAAGAGAAAGAATATTATTCCTGGCAATGCTAGTAGGAATGTTCATATTATTTCTACTTGAAAAATGCTCATCCGAACCTAAACCAGATGGCACTGATGGTCATTTTGTAATACACACTGTAGACACAGTATTCAGAAAAGGTAAAACAGATACTATTCGATTCACAGATACTATCTCAACACAGATAGTAAAATACAAGTACATTGATACTACAACAGAAGACAATCTATCTGTAAGAATCTATCATTCAGAAATAGACGATTCTTTAATTTCAGGGGACCTGAGTACGACAATCGAGCTTCCTAAATGTACTATTATAGATCAGAATTTCGATTACACACCAAAGTTTCCAAAATACATAACAAGAGTTGATACGTTGATAGTTGATAAAGAAACTATCAAAGAACAAATACGTAATAAAGTATTTGTTGGTGCAGAGGTAGGTGGAAACATGAATACCTTCTCAATAGGTCCTAAGATCAGTTTAAAAACCAAAAAAGATATCCTATACAACTATAGGTATGATGTTATACTGAATACTCATAATATTGGCGTATCTTTTAAGATAACAAACCCGTTTAAGAAATGATTACACTAAATAAACTCACATACGATTTGCTTGAGCTCATCAGAGGTAATATAACCGATGATGATGAATTGGACTTAAGACAGATAGAATACTGGATACACAATCAAAGAGCATTATGGTTAAAGAATGAAATGAATCGTTTCAGATCTATAGATGATGATCTTGTACAAGACCTGGGTTGTGTTGAATTAGAATTAGCAGATGCATCAAGCTGTACAGATTTTCCTGTAGGATGTAGCATTCTTAGAACAAAGAAAACTATACCTGATACTATAGATCTGCATCATACGTCTGCAATTACCAGAGTAGGTCCAGTAAATAGAACTCAACGACCATTCTCTTTTGTACCATACAATCGAGCCATCTTCTCAGGAAACGGCAGATTGTCACAAAGTACTGTATATGCATTCTTACTCAATGATAGAATTCATTTAAAATTCAATACAGATAACGAATTAGCAAAACTACTCACACATGTAAATATCAGAGGAGTATTTGAAGATCCAACAGAAGTAGCAGCATTTACAGATGAGAACGGAAACGTATGTTACTCAAAAGATTCAAAATATCCAGTAAGTAGAAGTATGGTAAACTACATGAAAGCTGAGATAGTAAAAAGTGATTTAAGATTTAAATTAATGGCTCCAAGCGATAGCGTAAATGATGGAGACGGTAAAGTAGTTGGTAATGTCCAAGCATAAAACACATTTTGGAATAAAGGATGCTTACTTGTATTATGAAGATACAAGTGATAATCCTATTAGTTATAGTGTCTTCACACAGATCATTAAGGAATTCTATAAAGAGATTTCAAACATGATAATATTCAACACGTTTGAATTCAGAATGCCTTACAGGTTAGGAAGACTTCGCATAAGAAAATACAAACCAAAAATCAAAGTAAATGCGGATGGTACTATAGATAAAAGCAGGTTATTTATTGATTATGCAAGTACTAAGAAACTATGGTCTACTAACGAAGAAGCCAAAGAAAATAAGAAACTAGTATTTCATCTGAACGATCATACGAACGGATACCAGCACAGATGGTTCTGGGAAAAAAGAACATCAAACATTCCTAATCATTCTGCGTATTGTTTTATACCGTCTAGATTCAACAAGAGAACTTTAGCTAAAGCTCTTAAGGATGAAGATATTGAAATAGATTTTTTTGAATAATAATAATATGATAATTATGCATGGTATGATGAAAGGAAACAAAGACAAAAAAAAGTCTTGGTCCGTAAAAACTGAAAAAGACGGTGTCTGTACTTCGATAGAAGTAAGGGAAGTGTCGAATGGCTTTATTATATGTAAAACCAAATACGGTTCTAAAGAAGATGGTGAATACTTCAGCGAACAAGAAGAATGGATATCTACAGAAAATCCATTAGCTGACGATGAAAAAGAAGAGAAAGAAGAGAAAGGACCAATTGATAGTTTAAAAGGAATATTTAATAACCTTGGCGGAGGTGATTCAATGTATTAAAACGTAAGTTATGTTAAATGGTAGATATGTACCCATAGAAGGGATTATAGAAAGAGTATACAGGGATTATGGATTTGAAGAAGATTTTGATTGGAATGATGCAATCGAATGGGTTGCAGATGCATTAGATCTCATAGGAGCTCCACGAGCATATATGCCAAAAGTAACAGATGGTTCTACTGCACTTGGTAATCCTGATCCTATTGTAATAAAAAATCATAGAGGAGATCTTCCTTGTGACCTACATGTAATTGTACAAACAAGAGAGTTCTGTTCTAAGATACCAATGCTGCATAATACAGATAATTTTCATGCGGGATTGTACATCTCGAATTCTCCAGACACGGTCAACTGCACAACTAGTAGTGGATGTGTAGATAAAGTAATTGATGCTTCTCCATCAACGGAAATAGATGACAATAAACATTGTAATCCGTTTTTCAACTTCAATCCTAATCCTACATCTAATACAGCATTTGGTGCGAATCAACCATCAGTGCAAACAATAGATTATAACAAGGAATTGAGCTACACAGTAAATGGAGGTAAGATCTTCACATCATTTAAAGAAGGTCAGGTAGAAATGGCATACTGGGCAGTACCTACTGCAGAAAACGGCTTACCGCTTATACCTGCAGATACAAGATATCAGGAAGCATGCAAGAATTATCTTGCACATAGAATATCCTTAAAGCTTTCAATACAAGGAAGATTGCCTGGAGCAATAGCTGATAAGCTAGAACAGGAATGGTTGTTCTATTGTGCATCTGCAAATATCAAAGCTAGAATTCCATCCATTGATCAAATGGAAGCATTAAAGAACCAATGGCTTAGAACTATACCAAACATTGAAGAACATAGAAGTGGATTTAGAAGCCTTAATGAAGGTGAAGAACGTAGAATATATAATGCAAGATAATGCCTAAAGCAAAACAAACATATATAGGTGGTATTGATCAGGACACGTCTAAACTGAAATACAAACAAACTTCTTACTTTGAAGCACATAACTTTAAAGTAGTTACTGAGGACGGTTCTTCTACAGGAGCTCTTGAAAATGAAAGAGGTAACAAACTGACATTTAAGATTCCTAGTACATCCAGATCGTATAAGCTAAGACGAACTGATGTAGATGCAGTAGCTGGTAGTGAAACAATAGATGTTCTTGGAACACCAATATCGTATACAGCTTCAGATAATATTCTAACAAATGCAGACCTATTTGCATTCCTGAATGCTAATGCTACTATACAAGCATTGATTACAGCAAATACACTTAAGCTGATAGAAGATGATAACTTTGTATACTTCATCGGATTAAATTCACCACTCACTGTAACTGTAGTAGGTACAGACTGTACATTGACAACTGTAGCTGAAGCTCAAAGCAATCTCAAGATATGTGGAATGGGATATCTGGATCAATGGATAGTTGTATTTACAACATCTGAAACTGCAGAAAATCCTACATCAAGTACGGGAGATCAGATATGGAAGCTTAAATACAATGAGTATTCAAATACAGTTGAAGGCGTAGTAGGTGGATTACTTGTACCATCTACACACCTCATCTATAACAATCAACTAAGATTATCCACTCATCATCGTATAGAAGAACCAATTACACGGTATGAAACAGATAAGATAGGACGTGTATATTTCACTGATAATTACAATCCGCTTAGATCGATAAATATATTCGATGATAACTTATGGATACTACCTCCTGGAAACCTGGACATAGTATCAGATGTAAGTTTATCAAAACCTGTAATACAATCATTGGGTGTTGGAACAGGATCTATTCCTGCAGGTTCTACTGTACAATATGCATACAGACTTATCAATCAAACCCAAGGAAATACTACAATATTCTCACCTGCATCAACATTAGTTACGCTTACAAAAAATGATTCACCTTCGACAACTCATCACGGAGCAGGTGGTGGTACAGCATTTATAGGAGCAGATAGTATAAACAATGCATCTGGTGGACCAGTTACATATACGATCGAAGGAATTGATACTGACTACGATGTAATTGAGCATTACTACATACTATGGAGCACAAGAGACAATCCAGTAGTATATAAGTTCAAAGAAGAATTTGTACCAAGTAATGGAACACTTACTGTAATACATGATGGATCAGAAGACGATCTTCCAATAACAACAGTAGAATACAACGCATTAACCAATCCATTAGTAGCCAAAACATTAACATCCAAAGATGATAGATTAGTTGCGGCAAATATCAAAGAACCCATATTTGATATTGATTTTGATGCAAGGGCTTATCGAAGTAAAGTTGCAGGAGGTACATCATTTGATATTTATAATAGCGATGGTACATCTAATTCATACAATACTGGAAACTGGGATACAATTCCAGAAGAACACGATGCAATAAATCCTTACAATCAACAAGACCCAGATGTAAATGCTGATTGGGCAACTGCAGATCAATATAAATATGCTCCAGGTCAAAGTTATCTTGGTGGTGAAGGTCCAAATGTAAGCTACAAGTTTGTTACTCAAGGTTATTCAGGCAATGACCTATATGCTAATCCTACACCTGTATACAGACCATTTACTAAAGTAGATAGATATCTAGCATCAGATTCTCCATTATTATTAGGAGATAAAAACTTAGATGGAAGTAATGTAGAGTATCCAAGAGGGGGAGAAATTAAAAACATGGCTTCTGCAAAAATAAATGGAGTCTTAAGAGGATACGCTCGTGGTGAAGTATATAGATTTGGAATTACGTTCTATGATCTCAAAGGTAATCCAAGCTTTGTAAAATGGATAGGTGATATTAAGTTCCCTGAAATATTTGATACTACAGATGATGCTACATCAGGGATAACAAATACTTATAAGCTTATAAACTTTAATTCGGGAGTATCTAATCTATTTTCATTAGGGATAGAGTTTTCAGTAGACATATCAAGCATTGCTGATAAGATATCTGGGTTCTCTATTGTACGAGTTCAAAGAGAAGAGGAAGATAAAACAAGATTGGGTACTGGATTGGTAATGCATTTTAATCATGAAGACAATGGTAATTCATTAACAAGTGTATTTAATGCACAATACAGTCAAGATGTTAAATCAACCAATATTGATATAGACGGTAGTGGTGAACCTTGTATTACATTAATGGATAGACCTGGATTTACAGATTGGCATTCAGCAGGAACACCTTTAAGCGATGACAGTCATAGTAGATCACTTGCTACATTCTGTTCTCCACTTGGTCCATTTAGATTAGCTTCAAACTATAAATTTAGAAGAAGAGATTACATACAAACTACGGGTTATTATAATGGATACGCAGAAGTATTCTATGATGATTTTGGTAATAAAAGTATGGGAGCATGGTATAAGATGAGAGAATATGCCCCAGCTACATTAATAAATAGTGCTGTATATCCAACAAATAATCCAGACGGTTATCAAAAATTCTTAATTGACGCAGAAATACAAATGACTGCAGCTCAATCAATTGGAACAACTAATCCCGCATTTGATAATGCTGGAGGTAGAGTAAATGGTCAGAACTTTCTGATCAATGCATCATATTCAAGAAAATCTGGTTCTGGAACTAATGTTCCTTTGGGGATGGGTAACACTAAACAATTATTAGTATTGAATACTGATGGTAGTAGTACAGGTCTTATTCCTGATAATTGGTGGGATGCTGCACAATATCCAACAGGTTCTGTATCAGGAATGTTCTATGATACAGCTGGAGCAAGTCTTCCAATTGACGGAAAACAAGAATTTCTTAATCTAACAGGTGGTACTACTGCAGGAAGAAGTGATAACTTTCTAAAGTTTAAAGAAGCATCTTATAACAGATTTCTACTAAAGCAATATGGTGGGGATGCGTACATAGATAGAAGTAAATCTGTATACATATCTACAGGTCATTTCCAAGCAACAGCTGAAGTATCAAGCCTTGGTTCTAATTTTACCTTCAAAGTATTTGGTGGAGACATGTTCGTAACCTATTACGATGAAGAATACATAACTCAATACTGGAGTCAAGTAAATCCATATGATGGTCCTGCTAATTCAAAACTTGCAGTTGGTCTTATGTATCCGTGTGAAAGTAGCATCAATACTGAATTACGATTTGGGAAGCATTTTTCTACAGATAGAGATAATGTTACGCCTGATATGGGAGCATATCAATTTGAAGATTATAAGATACTCTATGCTTACAATCAAGAAAATAACGTAAAGACTCAATTCTTTGCAAAAGACGCATTAGTCAATCTTTCAGAAGAACAAAGATTTACTATTAAGGTATCTAACGCAAAAGTAGATGGTGAGCTAATAGATAACTGGAAAATATTCTTGCCGTTAAATGAACTACCTGTAGAAGGAATTCATGGTCAAATCAATAAAATAGTCAACCTAAGAAGTAATGTTTTCTTCTACCAGGATTCAGCTGTAGGTGTTGCTGCAATAAACGATCGTGTAACTCAGGTATCCGAATCAGGAGTAGAAATCGTATTGGGTACAGGTGAAGTAATAAGTGATTACAGCTACATGACTACGGAGACTGGAAGTATACATCAACATTCAGTAGTTACATCTGGCGGAAGTATTTACCACTACGATGATAGATTAAAGAAAATGTTCAGACTTTCTGAAGGAATGCAACCAATAAGTGACATAAAAGGACTATCTGCATTCTTTGGTAAAATAGACGGGAGTCTTGAAGAGAATGATGTTACACTTAAGAATCTAGGCGTACATGGAATGTACGATAGAAGGCACAATAGAGTGCTAATGACATTCCTGAACTATAAAATCTATGATTCAACCATAGCCAATAAAACATATGAAGTAGGAGATATCATATTCTTTGGTGGAATATACTACAGAGTAACTACAGCATTTACTGCTCCAGATCCTCCATTAGTTCCATCAACTGATCCTAATCTCCAACCTATTGTAGATAAATTTGGAAACAATACATTCCTAAATGGATTTACTCTATCGTACAATGAAATGATGAATGCATTTGAATCCTTTCATGATTACAAACCAAATATCTACCTGCACACGGGCAGGAGATTATTATCTGTAAACTCATTCACAAACGACGGTGAAGTATTTGAACACGATGTAGATGATTATGGAAAGTTCTATAATGACTATTACAACTCGAAAATAACTTTAATACTTGCACCTGGAGCTGACATTATCAAAGTATTCGATAACATAGAGTACAATGCAGAGATATCAATAGATGACATTGATGCACCAAATGAAGCATTAAAACAAATGCGATTCTACAATGACTATCAAGATACTGGAATAATACCACTTACGCTTGGAACAAATGTAATACGAAGAATGCGTAAGTACAGATCAACTATACCTAGAGATGCAACAGACCCAGCTGCATCTCCAAAGCCAAGAATGAGAGATTCGTACATATTCTTAGAGCTTGAGTTTGAGAATAATGCGAATAATAGAAGACTCGTATTACACGATATTGAAGTAAGTTTTAGACCAGCTAATATGTAACGTTAGATAAATTATTTGAACGATGTTAGATTATCAATTATTTTTATAAAATTATAGCCATGCCTGAGAACGATAAATATAGAATACTCTCCTTAAGTGCTTATCAACCAGATAGTATAACTGATTATAGAACTGCTCAAATAGCAGCACCAGAAGACTTTGATTATGATGAATATCAAAGAAGAATGGATATAATCAAAAGAGGGCAAGAAATACAGAACTTGGGATTGTATGAGCAGGCAGGTATTGAAAACACAGGGCTTCCGTATTATCAGGTAGGAAAAAGAGACACAGAACTAACACCTGAAGAATTTGCAAGCTTTGCTGAAAGAGAAGGATATGATCCTGAAGATTACTACACGTCTTTAGAATGGATGAGTGAAAATGTTGCACCACTAACAAAAAACCTTAATGATTTTCAAATAGGATTAGCAGGAGCTAAAGAAGGTTTGAGTACGCCACTAAGACAACAATTATTAGGTCCACAGCATGCATCAACAAGATATGGTAGCTTTGAATGGTCACCTGAAAAAGTAGATATAGATCGAACAGGTAGAAGAACATTCGAAATGCAATTTCCAGTACCTGGAAGACCTGGCATGTTTGATTACAGACAAAGCGGTCAAATAGCATATGATGCATATAAGAAAGCTTTTGATGAAGGTAGGATTACTATTCCTTGGGAACAAGGTGTTGCAGAACAAAGAGGTGCAGTTGCTGGAGATCCTGAAAGATATGATATTGAAGCAGCTGAAGAAGTTCAAGGTGCAACAACAGTAGATGAAATGACTGCACCAAAACAACAATGGGCTGATAAAGTACTAATGGATCAATCACCATTTGCATATGGTGGAAAGATACGTATTAAGCCTGAGAATCGTGGTAAGTTTACAGCTAAAGCTAATGCGGCAGGAATGGGAGTTCAAGAATTTGCATCTAAAGTTCTTAGTGCTAAAGAAGGAACTTATTCACCTGCTACAAGAAAACAAGCAAACTTTGCACGCAATGCATCTAAGTGGAATGCATACGGTGGCGAACTAACTGCTATTCCTACAAATTATTATCAAACACCAACTGGTACACTTGCCACAAATTATGGTGAAGCACCAGAACTTGATATGAGTTATTATGCTGACGATTATGGTAACACAGACGAAAATAAAATGTCAGGAAGCGATGCATTAGGATATGGTGCGATGGCTGCAAATATAGCGTCAAGTGCACTACCTGAACAACAAAGAACTGATCTTACTGAAGAACAACGAAAAACAATGAGTCAGTATGAAGCAGGTAAAGATGCAGTAGTTAGTGCAATGGGAGCAATTCCTGGTTGGGGTCAAGCTGTACAAGGATTTGCTGCTATTGGAAAAGGAGCTAAAAAAGCAGGAGAACAAATGGGAGGACCAGCTGGTGACGCTTTATCGTATATAGCTGATCCAATGGCAGGGAAAATGGAAGTAGTTTCAGATCCAAGAAAAACAGCAGGTGACAAAGCTATGGGTCTAGCAAGCAATCTTGCTTTAGGATGGGCAGGTGCAGGAGATGACTTCTATGGATTATACAAAGACAAAGGAAAAGATATACCAATGCCTACAGATACAACACAATTTAACTATGGTGCATATGGAGGCAATCTATATGCAAATGGTGGACCTATGAATGAAAATCCAGGACGAATCAGAGATTTCATATTAGGCATGAAGCTTAGAGGTGTAAGTAAACCTTACTTAGGAAAAGAAGCATTTACGGCTTTAAGTTCAATTGGAGATTATGGTTATCAGGGAGATCCAGCTGTATTAACTTCAATGCTTAGAGGAAAAAAAGATAAAGTATACAAAAAAGGATCTAAGCATAATGTAGGTAAAGCTTTTGACGTATCTGCTAAAGAAGATAGTAAAGGATTTATAGATTGGGTAAATACTGATCAAGGTAAAAAATGGATGAGTGATTTTGGTGTAAAGTACTTAGATGAAACATCTGCAGCAAAAAGAAAGAAAGTAGGAAGTAAAGGAACTGCACCTCATCATCATTTTGAATTCAAGAAAAAATACAAAGAACTATCACCTGATATAAATCCAGAGAAATTATCTCAGATTGAATCAGAATTTGATGCGTATAAAGAAAAAAGAAAATACGTTGATATGTCTAAGTATCCTGGATTTCAAACTCAAGAGTTACCTCCAGTTATGATTACTCCTCGAAAAACACCTCCTGCACCTGAAATGTATATTCCAGAATCAGAAAGCACGGGTATTATACCCAACATTCAAATGGCTTATGGTGGAGATATGGATTACTATGGAGATCCATTAAAACAAATGCCAATGATGGCTCCTCAACCTTTACCAGTAAATACACCTGGGGTACAGTCACATGTAAACTATGATCCAGAATATTTACAAGGATACATGGAAAGAGTATACAATCCTCAAAGAAATGCAGGAAGATCTACTCGAACAAATCTAACTACAGGTGAAAGAAAATTCATTAATCCGTTAGGCGACATGTTTACAAAAACAAGAAAAATTGAAGCTGAAGGTGGACGATATAGTTCTGGTTTTGCCTATGGTGGTAAAATGGATAAAATGTATCAAGCAGGAGGAGACTTAACAGAGTACAATGGCAATAGACATGAAACGGGCGGAATTCCACTAGGAGATACAAACAATGAAGTAGAGGATGGTGAAATAAGATGGGATACACCCGATGGCGAATCTTACATATTCTCAGATAGAATACCTTACATAAATTCTAAAAAGAAGTAATTATGGCTAAAAGAGTTACATCGTTTGCAGATCAAGCAAAAGCAATAATCAAAAAGTATGGGAATCGTCCAGATGACAATGCTTCTAAAACAGCTATGAATAGAGAGCTACAAGCTTTAAAAGAACAGCAAGAAATGGAACGTGAACAAATGGCTAGAGATGCAATGGACACATTAAATTCTTTAGGATATAATGAGCCACAAGCTCCTGAAATGATGGGAGATCAAATGCCAATGCATCAAATGCCAGATGGTTCTATGATGCCTGGTGCGTACCACGGTGATACTACAGAATATAAAAACGGAGGATTGTGGGCAAACATACACGCAAAAAGAAAAAGAATAGCAGCTGGTTCAGGAGAGACAATGAGAAGTCCTGGTAGTAAAGGTGCTCCTACAGATGAAGCGTTAGAAAGATCTAAAAACGCATATGGAGGAATGATGGATAATTCTAGTATGGGGTATGGTGGAGATATGTATGCGTATGGAGGTAAGATACCAAAAGAAGTTTTAAGAGCTAGAGCAGAATCTCATATGTCTAAAGAAGCTGCTGATGAGTATGTAAATAGTTACATGGATGGAGGATACATGTATGGAAAAGGAGGTTATGTAGTTACAAAATCAAATGAACGAAAAGGTAAAACTCATAAAGTAACTGGACCTGATGGTACAGTAAAATATTTTGGTGATCCTAATTTAAAAAACAAACCTAAAGACAAAGATGCTAAAGATGCATTTTATTCAAGGCATGCACAAAACCTAAAAAATAATCCTCATTTCAGAGCATATGCTAGGGCTACTTGGGGATACGGTGGAGACATGAATGAAATGAAATATGGTGGAGACATGAGGAAGAGATACTATAATGGTGGAGAATTTGATATAGAACTTAATGCACCAGACATCCCAGCACCATATGGATATGTACCTAGAACGTTTCAACCATATGGTCCAATAAATGAAGAAGATTATTCTCTTGATGCTAATCTTGAAGATAACTATTTTCTAAATGCAAATAATTTTACTACTCAAGAAGAACTTGATTTTCTTAAAGCTTATCAAGACGCAGAAAAAACAGAAGAAGAAGGGCTGGAACCTAAAGACCCTACAGATCCTGAAGGAGATACATTCGAAGGAAAACTAAGTGCTGGTGATATAATGGGAGGTTTGGCTCAATCAGCAGGTGATATATCTGGATTAGCATACGCTATGAAAAAACCTGCTCCAAGAGGTACAGTTACTGCAAGAACTTTAGAATTTGATCCTACTATATACGATAAAGCAATCGCACAAGGAGATCTTGCTACAAGAGCACTATCCAGAGCTAATCCTAATGCTTCACTATCTGCACAGATTGCATCAAGCACTGCAATGAGAACTGCAATAGCAAATGAAAAAGCAGCACAGAAATTCAGAATAGATGCGGCAAATGCTACATCAGAAGCAGAAGCTGAACGATACAACCTAAGAGCTCAAGAAATGGATCGTCAAGCAGAAGATATGCGACAAATGGCAATTAGTACACATCTTACAAATTTAGGTGGTACATATGCTGGCATGAGAAGAGATAAGAAAACCATGGCAATGGAAGCTCAGATTGCAAACATGCTAGGTACTGAAAACTATACATTCAAAAGAAATGCTGACGGAAGCATAACAATTGTTCCAAAAATTTAACAACTAGTCATGGCAGATTTATATTATCAACCTAGAGCAACTCAATACCAAAGTCAATATGTTCCTATGCCCTTAGACTTTATGCAAAAAGCATTAGAGTCCAAGCAAGCTAAATGGGATGCTACACAATTGGCAATGGATCAATTATCCGATAAAGAGTTCAACGCATTACAGGGTGAGGATACAAAAAAAGCCCAAGCAGTAAAGAAAAAAATAGATGACTTTGTAGATGCTTCTGTAGGTAGAGATATAGGATCTTCTGAATTTGCCCGTGAGTTTACAGCACTAGAAAGAGAAATTAAAAAAGACAAAGACCTTGCTGCAGTACAATCTGCATATGCCAAACAACAAGAGCTTCAAAAAATGAAGGAAGACTGGATTGCAGAAGGTAAGACTTTAGAATCTATGCCTGAAGTATGGTATGAAGCAGACAGAAGACTAAAAGAATACATTCAAGGAAAAGGATATAAAGGAGATGTAAGACTTTTAGGTGTAGGTGATATTAGTCCTGGAGTAGATGTAATTGATAGAACTCAAAAGTTTTTTGAAAATGTAGCAAAAAATAGTACACAGGATCCTCAAGGATGGGGAATATCTGTTGATAGAATAGATGGAGAAGCTCAAAGAATGTTTAATCTGTTTTTAGGTGATGCTGCAGGTCAGCAACTAATGAAAAGATATGATGCTGAACAAGAACAATGGGCAGGAAGTATTGCTAATCTAAGTAGAGAAAAAAATGAAGTACGTTTAGATCAAAACGGAAATGCAGTTAAAGATGCGGAAGGAAACCCAATTATGTATAGTGAATACGATAAGTATCTATTGGGTAAAAAACAATATGTATACGATATCTTTAGAAATACAGGATTGCAAAGAGTTGGAGTAAAAGTAGAAGATGCTGACGATGGTACTAAAGGTAAAGACTCATTTGTAAAAATTGGAGACGCTGGAGGAACTAATGTAGCAGCAACTGTTGGTGTTTCAGCTGCTGAAAAATCAATAACTAATAGAGACCTTCAAAGACAGTTTCGTAGTTTAAAAGAAAAGAAAAAAGAGTTAGAAGCAATTCCAGTAGATGAAAGAACAAAGGCACAGCAAAGAGAATTAGAGGTTGCAAGTGATGCTATTACTCAAATGAAAACTCAAGTAGATAATCTTAATACAAGAGTAAGACAAACTACAAAAGAATTTGCTGTACAACAAAAAGTAGTTAGCAATAAAGAAGAATGGGATAAAGTTCATACAGACTCCAAACTAACTTTAGAAAATGGAGAATATGCTAACGAACTAAATACAGATCTAAATAAGCTTTATACAACTGAAGAACTCGATGTTATAAAAACAGAAATTGATAAAGCTATTGAAAGAATGCCTGCAGGAAAACAACGTGAGCAGATGAGAAACAAAGTAGTTGAAGCATTAGGGGCAGAAGGTGGAGTAACTTATGATGGGGTAATTAATGCAATATCTATTATAGAAAAAGGTTTAGGGTGGCTTCCAACTGGACCAATGTCTGAAATGATGACTGAACTAATGATTGGCAATTCTGTTAAAGAACAATTAGCAGAAAGTTATAAAGGCGAAGGTAAAGTATTAACTAAAGCTAATCAGTTAAATGCATATTTAGATGCTAGCAATTATCAATACGAAGATGGTATAGTTACTATAGGGGAAGAGTATAGTCCAGGAGAAAATTCAATATGGACACGAAATGCAATACTTGCAGACTTTAAAACTAACAATACATTAAATCAATATGATAATAAAGAACAGGTTTTAAACGCATTTGACAGAGTATTTGCAGATAAGTCTAAATACAGTGAAGAGACAATAAATCAAGCAAGGCAAGTAATTAGCAATCTATATGATGCAAAAGGTAATACTTCATGGGAAGATCTACAAAGCAAGGCAGATGAATATAACACGGTATCTAAACAAATTAGATTAGACGATAAAGTTGATGATCTTAAATGGGAAGAAAAACCAGAAGATTCTGCTAGTGGGGTTGGAAAATTCACTGACACATATCGAGAAACATTTAATGCAGTTGTTACTGGAACAGATGTACAATATGCTGAAGTATTATACTCAGGTGAAGAAGAAGATTTAAATAAATTGTTTCCACCAAAAAGCATACTTACTGATGCTGTAGTTAGAGATAAAAACGGTGAAGTAATAACTGAAGAAAACTTAAAGGCTCAAATAGCAAATAACATAGGTATAGATCCTTCAAAAATAGTATCTCTCACTTCTAATAAAACAAATTGGAATAAACGACTTCTTAACCCTGATGTATACTCAGATATAAGATTTGATGGCACTATTGATTTTAATGTAAGTTATATTGATGCCGATGGAAAAACTCAAAAATATGACTTTAATTCAGGACCAGTAAATATTTCAACTGGACAAAATATAAAGACTCAAACATATGTTGATAATTTAATTTCTAGAAAAATTCAAGATAATGCTGAATATGAAAAAGATTTCAGAAAATCTTACAAAGATGCAAAAACTGATAGAGAAAGATTAAACTTACTAGAAGCAAAAGTAAACTTCCAAAATGAAAACAGTCTTGAGATAGCCAGACTTGATGATCCTGTATTTTATCGTCAGATGTCTAACTTAAAGCAAACTATGTCAGTAAGTCCTGATAAACCTCAAAGAATACAGATGTCTAGTGTTATAGAAGGAGGTGAAGCAAATGAAGTTTTTGAAATTAAGAGAGATAATGATGGCTTATTTAATCTTACTTTTAAAAGTATATCAATAAATGAAGACGGAGAAACAACTGAAGCTGTATCAAAAACATATGGTCCATATGACAATTATGCTATAGCAATGAATGAAATCTACAATTATAGAAGACTAATAAGAGAAGATGAAAGCTCTATAATATTAGGTAGAGAAACTGATTCTGATAGATCAATTGAATTAATGGATCAAATATCTGAAGAATACGAAGAATATCAATAACTAGATAAAATGGCAGACGAAGAAGAAGTTATAGATAACGATGAGTTACTGGATTCCAATGAAGTAGCAGGCGATGACTCTGAGCCAAAATCTGGTTCACGACTTGATCTATTCGAGAAATCAAGAAAGCTGTCAGCTCCCAATGATGATTTTATTGAAACTAAAACTTACACATTAGACCCTTTTAAAGGTAGGGAGATAATGGGTACAGATTTTAGACCTGATAGACCTGACTTTCAGGAAATGTATAAAATTGCTCAAAAGAATCATGAAATAAGTCTAGCAAAACAAAAAGCTGAAGAACAAGGACTGGCAGGAGAAATTGGTGGAGCAATTACACAAGCTGCAGCAGAAATAGTAGGTGGTACAATTGAAGGTATAGGGTACTTACTTGATTTTCAATCCATGACTGATGGTACTTTTGGGGAAGGTAATTGGTTTTCTAATGTAGGTACAGCAATTAAAGATTGGACAAGAGAGGTTACACCTATACATGTTGATCCTGAAACAGAAGGTAAATTTGCACCATGGTCTACTGAATGGTGGTTTTCTAATACACCATCTGTAGCGAGTGCTGTATCAATTATGATTCCTGTAGCTGGATGGGCAAGAGGTGTTGGGATGGCAGGAAAATTAGGTGCAGCTGCTGCAAAAGGAGTAAGAGCACTAAACTATACAGCAAGAGCAGGTAAGGCTGCAAAAGGACTTGGCGGTCTTAATAATATAGATGATGCTGTAAGAGCAGGAATGGCATATAGAAATAAGTTTTCTAAGATCTATGATCAAGCAACAAGAAGTAGAGCTTTAAATGCTGTACACCAAGGTATTGTTTCCAGACATATTGAATCAAATATGGAAGCGTCTGGAGTATACAAAGAAGAATATGATAAAGTACTTGCTGAAACTGGTGATGAGTTAAAAGCAAAATTAGCCGCATCAGAAGCTGCAGCATTTTCATACAGAGGTAATTCAATAATGCTTCTGCAAGATATTCCTCAATATTTTCTACTAGGTAGAGGAATGAAAGCAACAAAAGCTTTTAATGGTCGTGCACAAATGCTTGCTGCAGGTGAATCAGGAACAAAAGGTGCAATGCAATCTGCTGGAAGATATATAGCAGATATGGCAAGTGAATTTGGTGAAGAAGCTTATCAGTTTGTTATAGGTGAAGAAGCTATGCATTTCGGTGATGTAATGGCTGGAATTGCTGAAGATAGTAACTTCACATCAAGGTTTGGAGAGTATGTAAGTGATGGTGAATTCTGGACATCAGGTTTCTTTGGTGCTATAGGTGCAGGAGTAATGCAGGGAACAAAACCAGTATTTGATAAAATACGAGGTAAAACAACAGAAGACAGTAGAATAAAAGAACTTGAAGAAAGAGGAGCTAAGTTTGCATACCATAATAAGAAATTAAGAGCTGCAGCAGAAAGTGGACTACCTGATGTATATGAACAAGCTATGCTTGATGCATCAACTGACATGGCAGTAACTGCAGCAAGAGAAGAAAATCTTGGACACTATATAAAACAACTTGAAGGATTAAAAACTGCAGATGCTGAGACAAGAGAAAAAATGGGTGTTGATGAAACATTCACTGAAAATATAGATCGATTAATATCTGATGCTAAAGCAATAGAAACAATATGGAATAAGAACAATAGAAGATTTGATCCATCTATACTACCACAAGTTGTTCAAAGTAAATTTATCATATCAAAACTTGATAATGATCGAGGTAAATTAATCAATCAAATAAATGAGGATAGAAATAGTATCCACAGATACAATGAGTTAAGTGCTGATGGTAGAAATGTATTTGATGCAAAACTAAAAATAAAGTCTGCAGAGAAAGGTGTAGAGCATGCAAAGAAGATATTAGCTGATAAAAGCAGAAAACTTACAGAAGAGCAAAAAGAAAGAATTCAGGAATACATAAATCAACAAGAAGCAATTATTGCTGCAGGAAATGCAGAAGTAAGTGCAATTGAATCCGATGATAGTATTACGTTACCTGATTCAGATAAAGAAATATTAAAGCTGTTGAACAATGATGCAATCATAGGTGAAACAGTTTCTAATATGGAAAAATTATCTTGGCAAGATCAGCTCATAGATGCTCATATTATGAGGCTTAATAAGCTTACTAACCGTGAGATAATAAAAGAAGCTGCAAAACATAAAGCTAATCTTGACAAAGGAAGAGAAGACTTTAGACGAGTACAGGATCTATACACTCAGATATACAAAGGTGCTAAAGAAGAAATATTAGGTAAGCGTAAAACAATAGGTTTTGATGAAGATGGTAAACCTATAAAAGAAGAATCTGAAGATTGGGAAAATGCAGAAGAACTAACTCAACGATATGAAGTAGAGCTCACACCTAAAGAAAAGCAGGCTGCAATCGATGAGGCTAAAGAGATCTTAGCAAGAACTACTGATGAAAAGGATAGAGAGAATATTGCTAAGATGATTGAGGAAATGGAAACAGTCGTAAGAGACGGTATATCCAGATTCCAAAGACAAGAAGCAAGAAAAGCAAAAGCATTACAAGAATTAGAGAATAAGAGGCTAAATAAAATAAAGAGATTAAATGCTGCAGCAAAAGGTAGGATAACTAAAGAGATTGCTACAGAAGTAGCATTAGCATATGATCAATATGCAATGATAGATCATGCATATGATGATACTCCGCTAGGAGAGCTATTCTTTAAGAATACAGATGTGCTTCCAGTATTCCATAATGGTGAAAGAGGAATACTATACAAAAGTGATGATACAGCTGAACTAGTATTCCAATCATCAAGCTCTGGTGAAGAATTCATAGTCAGCGGTAGTCTTGAAGACACTGTATCAAATCTAAATCTAGGTGTATTAAAAGATTCATATTTTCCTGTAGACTTTGTAATAAACGGTAAAAAGAAGTTAGTAAAAGATGAAGAAACTGGTGAAATCATAGCATCAATTTCTACTGCTGAAAATTATACTAGCTTTGGTTTATCAGGTGATAATGCAAGTATATGGATAGGTGATAGTGAGCTCAGTCATATTGGAACCATGCCGCAAGAATCATTAAACTATGATGAGGCAGGTAATCTAAAATCTGTAACACTTATTAATGGTAAAGGCGAAGAAGTTGAAATAACTGGTGAGATTTTAATGTATGAAGTAGCTGATATGTTACTTGTATATCAACTGGCAATAGAACAATTCTTAGGTAAAGACCAAACATTTACGTCAGGTGGTAAAGAGTATCAGGTAGACTTTAATGCAACTAATCCAATGCAATCTAAAGTATTTGAAGTTTTGCGGGATGAGAAAGGTGAGATACTTATGACCGAAGAAGTATTGCCAGGTAAAAGAAACATTTACAATAAAGACGGGAGTCATAATAAAAAAGGTCGTATCTTAAATGAAATTACTGGTCAATTCAGAGAACAGTTAGCTAAAGATATTGTAGGATATACTGAAGGCGATGTAGAGTTTGCTCCAAGAATTCAAAAAGAAAGAGAAACTGTACGTGAGTATATAGAAAGAGGAGAAGGACCATTAGCAAAACGAAAAGGAGAAACAAAAGAAGAATACGCATTAAGAACTGGAGATACTCGTGGAATAAGCGTAAAAAATAGAGAGAATGAAATAGTAAAACTACAGAAGAGATTAGAAGATCCAAATATATCTGAAGCTGAAAGAACAGCAACATTAGAAAAAATTAGTCAAGAAAGACAACAACAAAAAGAAGATGAGCAACGTAAAGCTGAACTAGCAGAAAAATCCAGATATGCAATTAAAGGAACTAATAAATGGATATTAAAAGAACAAAATGAAGAAGTCACAGACACCGAAGACGTACCTACTGAACCTCCTGGAGGACCAACAGACAAAAAGAAACCTGATGAAACTAAACCCAAGAGAGAGAGTACGAAAAATCCTAAAACAGAGGAAGAAATAACAGATCAATTTACTGATCCAGATATATCAGACGCTGAACTCCAGACTAAAGCTATCAGTAAAGTATTTGAGGACATTGAACCAAGTGCATCAAAACTAACTGAAGAACTTAAAGATGCTCAATCTATTGAGGATCTAGAAGGACTATTGAATGAAAAACAACAAGAGCTTGCAGGTAGTGCTAATGTTCTTAAAGAAGGAGTAGCTGAAGATGGAAGTATAATAATTCCAGATGAGGTTAGAGGTACAGTGGAAACTGTAGCTGTAGTAGAGGGTGATGAAATAAATACATTTGAGACTGTTACACCAATGGAAGGTGCTACTGAGTCATCACTAAATGCTGAAGAAAGAGATCAACTAGAAGCTGATATTATAAGAATCAAAGACTTTATAAGTAAAGTAAAAACAGAATTTGCTACAATAAAAGATGAAGCAATTAAAGCTCAACTAGAAGCAGAAGAAAAACTTAAAAGAGAATCTACTGTATTAATAGATGAAGATGTTGAAATTGGAGATGTTGAAATAGAAAGAAAAAGAAGTGCTGTCTTTACAGGTACTACTGATGTTCCTCCTTCTACATTGGAAGTTGAAGATACTGAACCATCATTTGAACTAGAAAGTACTGAGCCTGCAGAAGATAGTAGAAGATCAAGATCTACTCAACAGAACACAGATAGAGTTGATGGAAGTATATCAACATCAACATATTTATATCGAACTCTTGCCACTGCAACTCAAATAGTTTTAGATTTTGACTCAAATGATAACCCAATACGAAAAGAATCAATAGGAGTAGAAATTAATGATGACTTGCTAGCAAATCCTAATCTAATAAAAGAAGGAGGTAAACTATATCTACAGCCTCTTGAAAATGATTGGTTTACAAAAAAGTATATAAAAAACGAATATAAATCTGAAACAGGGTACTTTTTAACGATTCCAATAATAGTATATCTTGAAAATGAAAATGGTGAAAAAGAAGCTGTAGGAGTAATAGAAACAGGTCTAGCTAGTCTACTTGAAGAAGAAGAACGTAACATTCGTAAAGCAATATACGATAACTGGAAAAACAATAACAAAAGTGGATATACGGTAGGTAATCTTACACTTAATGATAATGGAACCCTAGTAGGATTTAATCGTGGTCCTAACCTTAGAACAGTAAAAGATCGTGAAGCAATGGATTTAGATTGGGATCAGCAAATAATTCGCCCTGCTAAATCTGTACTTAAACCTATAGCAGATAGATGGAAAGCAATGTATCAATACGATGACTCTGGTAACATTGTACTGCGTAAAAATGAAGACATAGAGTTTAAGTTTGGATATGTAACAAGACCAAAAGAAGCAGCTCCTACACTAAATGTTCCTGCGGCAGATGTATTACTAGAAACTGCAGCTAAGAATACAAAAGTTGATTCTGGACAAGCTGGACAGATATATGGATTCGTATTAAATGGTAATGGAGATTATGTTCCTGTAAAACTATCAACTTCTAACATAGATCTTAATGCACAAGAAACTATAACAGGTTTATTAACAAGTGAAAAGTTTACAGAAAAAGATTTAAAACGTATACAGGAAATCATTTACGTTCAATATTCAAATGATGAACTAATAGAGAAAATGGATCTATTAATAAGTACTGATGAAAAAACAAAAACAATTGATCCTGTTATTCAGATACTATTAAATACAAAAACTAATCAACCATACATTCAATTCATACATAATAAAAAGATCTACTCTTTAAACATATCAGAATTAAATAAAGAACGACCTAATATTGCAAGAAAGAAAATTGAAGGACCAGTAGGAAACCAAAAAATTACAGTAGATGATTCTGTTACAATAGATCAAATTTTAGCTAATGATTTTAATGGAATTTCACCTTTAGCCATAATTTCTAAAATTATAGCAAATAAGAAATACAACGTTCAAGGAGATAAGTTAAATACAAAAGCAGGTACACAATACACAAGTCCTATTACGAATAAAGAATACAATACTTATAACGACTACTTAATTGGAAGACCAGATATAAACGGAAATGAAAACACAGAATTTGCAGGAGGATCCATTCTACAAACCGATGTCCAGCCATCAGATGGAGGAAATTATTTCTATGATTCACAACTACAAATTGAAATCGGAGAACAAAGATTTCAAGAAGAAGATTCCAAAGTTGAGAAAGAAGTTGCTGAGAAAGAAGAGATTGATGAAGACAAGGACGACTTTGACATGTTCCCAGATGTACAGGCATCTACGGATCCACTTGGAACTATAGGAGGCATACCTTCAATGTCACCTCTAGGAAGATTCAATATGTTCCTTAACAAATTCAATATTCAACTATCAGGGTTTAGCTCGATGAAACCAGGAAAGGTATCACAAATAACACAGCAGTTTAAAAATGAAGCTAAAGTATTTGGACTAGAAGGAAGAGTATCTACTAATGGATCATTGTATCTGTATGATCCATCAGCAAAAAAAGCATTAGTAAAGAACAACAGTCCATCAAATAATCCTAACTTTAAATTGAAATTGAGTAGAGTAAAACCAATTAAGACGGATTACCCTTATCAAACTACACGTACTAGAACTGGAAGAACAATATTCCAGCTTGGAATAACTCCTATTCAATGGGCAACTCTTCCACGTAAAGAGAAAGAAAACATTATAAATTGTAACTAATGGCATTAGGTTGTATAAACGTATTATCCCCTGAATTCATAGATCTCAAAAAACAAACAGGGCTTAACGAGCATATTTTAGCTGCTAAAATAAAGTCTTGGCAAGATCGTAATAAGCGTGAGCTAGATGAGTTTCCTGCTTCAGCTGATGAACTAGAAATTACAACATTAGACTATGTACCTGCAGATACTGCTGTTAGTATACCTACCGCTGAAGCTAAAACAGCAAAACCAATAAAAGCATTTAGAACTTCAAAGACTAAAGATGGTCAGAAAGAATATGACCTGGATAAAAAACCAAAAGGTAAGCCTACTGAAATAGAACTCGTAATTGATCCTTCAAGAACACTTGATATTACACAAGCTCAAGAAAGTGGGATAGCTACTAATGATATGCTTGTTTACGAACAGATACTGAGAGAAGCTAAGTATGAGTACGATTACGTTACAAGTGATACATACAAGCAAATGTCACCCATGTCCCCTGCTGAAGATATAGGTGCTATTGTACAAAGGAAAGCATTAGAGAAAGGATATGAAGGTATAATACAATACAAGTCTCCTTACGCACCAAATGTACAAGCAATGCGAGATAAGGGACGTAAGTACACAAAGTTTGGTTCGTTAAATCCTAATCAGATAGATCTAGATGACGCTAAACAATGGCTTGAGGCAAGAGGTCTTCCTTTTAATATGGCTGAACAAACTATTGAAATAGCCAAAGGAATGCCATCTGGAACAGAAGGATTATTCTCAGAAGGTGTTATCTACTTATCTAAGTATGCAACTAAGGGTACAGAATATCACGAAGCATTCCATGCAGTGTTTAGAATGTTCCTTACAGATGAGCAACAAGATGCAATACTTGCTGAATCTAAAAAGCAACGACCTGTAAGTCAGGAAGAACTTGATGAGCTTGAACAAGCAGGATACTTTAGAATAGGGGATGATGGAAAGATCTATAAGAACATTGATGTAAAAGCAAAAGGAAAAGGCGAACCTACAATTATTACTGGAGAAGAGTTAGAACGATTAGTTCTTGAAGAAAGACTTGCTGAACAATTCAGATCTTATGTAATATCAAATCAAAAAGTAAAATCAACCAGTGAAAAGATTCAGAAATTCTTCAACGACTTATTGAAGTATATCAAGTATTACTTCTCAAACAAAATGACAATCGACAGATTGTTCTTCAATATTGACAAAGGTAGAATCAATAAAAAGAATCTCAATATGAGATTTGCTTCTAAAGGAGCAGCTGCTTCTTTCAATAGAAACGATAGTAAGCTTTACAACAGATTTGACGAAGGACCAATAAGAAATATTGTAAATGACATAAATAGTGCTTTCATAAAGCGTAGTAAACAATATCCTACAGATACACCAAATCAAGTATATGCTACAATTAGAAGAGCACTTAGAAAAGGCATCTTTGTAAAAAGAGTAGAGAAATACGATCCTGTAAAAAAAGAAAATAAAATAGTTGATGAAAGAGTAACAGATTCTAAAACACTACAAAAACACATAGATGCTATTACAGAGCTGATGAGTGATAATCTGGATATGACAGAGGAAGCTATGCAGTATATGCGAACCAATAATCTTCTATTTACTGAAAGAGCAAATGGAACAAACATTGGAAATACATTATTGTTAGTTGACGCATTGTGGGAAGATGCTTCAGCAGAATATGGTAATGTAAAAGATCGTGGTATTCTATACAAAGCAAAAGTTGGACTACAAAGATTTGGATACAAAGTATACGGTGATGAGGTAACTATTTATGAAGATCAAGATGTAGCAGAAAAAATATACGACAAGTCACACTTAGAAGAAAGTAGAAAAGACACTTTATCAAAAGACATAAAAGAATTCCTGACGTTTATTCCTATGTTAGAATTGGAAAAAGATGGAAATGAAAATGTCTTTAGAAAGAAAATAGGAATATTTGGTAACGATGTATACTACACGTTTGATGAAATATACAGTAATATTTCTTTCTCACTTACAGAAAGTAAGAGCTATGATGACATGATTAGCAAGCTTGAGAAAAAAAGTAAGAATTTTCCAGAAATAAAATCTGTACTTAACGAGCTAAAATCAAAACAAAAAGACGAAGCGTTTAAATCAAAGTTCTATGCTGCAATGGCAAATACCTATAACAACTTTATTGGAGCTATTGAAGAAGTTTTAGTTGATAAAGAAGGTAATGTAGCAGGAGTAAAAGTAACATATTATAACTCAAATCTAAATAGAGCAGAGAAAAAGCTTCTTAAGAGATGGAAAAACAAATCAAGATCAAGTGACGGTACAGGATTATTAATCAATTCTGATGAAAATGAAACTGTTGCAAACGAAGAAGTTCTTGAAAAATTAAATGATTCATCTGAGGATTCAATAGGTAACGTATTAATGAATTACTATAAGGGACCTATTCAAAAAGATGGAAAAAGAGAAAGACCATTCCTAAAATTAAGTGGAATACCTACAGATGAAGAGATAGATGCAATAACTGACTTTGCAAACCTATTAGGTATGGACATACCAAGAGAAACTTTTGAGTTGGCTTTTAACAACGGAATAATAATTGACAACAAAGAAGTAAAGGGGTATGATCTTTTCGGATATCTTACAGGTGGTAATTCAAGAATAGCCGATCCTTTTAAATTACCACTATATGAAGAAAAGACAATTGGAAGTCCAGTTGCAACAATGATAAAAGAAGACAGTAATGGATTCATAAAAGACCCATACGTAGAATACTTAAGTGTAATAAAGAAGTTTGCACTGGTTACTTCTTCTTTTGAAAAAGACATTCACGGATCATTTATAAACGCAGCAAATAAATCTGTTCATCCGATAAATACATTTACCACATTAGACAGAACTATAAGTGCCATAAAAACTTATGATCCTACATCTACAGAATTCTGGGATAGATGGTTAAGAGAATTTAAAGAAGATCCTCTTTACATGCCAAGTAAAGGAGACAAAAAAAATAGTGAATATGATGACTTATTAGCAAGTGAAATCTTGAATAGTCAATCAAATGTACTTAGAAATACAATTGAGATATCAGATTTTGATGCATACAAAAAGAGAAATGAGTTTGTAAGTAAAAATACATTTGATTCACTAAGTCCTAACTTATCACTAATTCACAGACTAAATGCTTTTGGTAACAATGGTAACAAAAATGAAATGCTTATTGTCATACCTACTCTTGCAGACAGAGGTAGAATGATAATGATGACCTTACCTAGACTAAGTCATAATTTTAGTAACACTAGTGGATATAATTTTACAGATACCAGAAGACTAACTGACAATATTGGAGATTATCCAATTTTCATGCGTTATGTAATACAAGATCTAAAAGACGCACAGAACGGTGAAAAGATGAAAATCAAAATAAAGAACTATAGTAAAAACTATAAATTCTTTAGACAACTTCCTTTTCTAAATGAAACAGAAGCAGGCAAAAAATTAATGGAATATGCTCTTGCCAATCCAGATGTCCAGCTTACAAATGCTTCTGAAGATATAGATAAGTTAATGGGAGAAGTACAAAGTGAAATAAACAAGTATGTTAAAAATCAAATAGAAGAAAAAACTTCAGAATTTAAATCAGTTGGTAAAAACATTTCAGATGAGACATTAAACAAATTGTATGATGATCCTGAAACTAACCCAAGCAGAAATGAAAAAGTAAACATGCTTATTCGAGATTATGTAGTAAATACAATGATCTTTAAAAATGAAATTCAAAAGTTAACTTCAGGTGATCCAGGTTTATATAAGGATAGTCTTAAAAGTAATGAAGAACAAATAAACACTGTAGAAGATCAAAGTAAACGATACGGTAGTTTAGCTACTCCTGGAATCGAAACTAGGATACAAGATACACCTGACTCATATGGTAATACTCCAACTTATCAGATGGGTGTGATCAATGATATTTTTAGAAAAAACAAAGAGCTTCTAGAATCACTTGATAAGATAGTAACTGACAAAAGTGTATTAGACGCATACAAAGAAGGAAACGATAAACAAGGTTCAAATGTAGCAGATGCTATGGGGCTGGTAACACTTGATAGGTACAAGCATATTGCTGAAGGTATTGGTACATGGGGAGATCTACAAAAAGAAGCATATGCTAATTACCAAACAAACGGAGGAAGATTTGTAGATAACAAAGGAAAGCAAGTAAAGCTTAAACCATTAAAAACATATTCTGATGGATTGTACCTAAAGGATTTTGGCAATGGAGTAAAAAAGAAAGTAAGAATAATGGTTAAGCACTCAACCTTTCCATTGCTTGCTGAATTTACAAAGGGTACAGGATTCGACAATATCAGAATGCGAATGGAAGTATCAGGTGAATTTAAAGGTAAAGGTCTTAATCCTATACATGAGATAAATATGGATTCTGCAATAAAGTCAGGATTGCACAACGCCATAGATCTCGAATTGGATAATGATGGTAATCCTTCAGTAGAGTCACTATCTAAAATGCAGGGAATAGAGCTGGATACACATTTCTTAAGAATGCCTCAGATAATTCCAGACACTGCAAAAGAATCACGAATAGGTTCACAGTTCATGAAGTTACTAACTACGAACCTAAAAAAGAATCTAACTAATCCATATGTTGTAGGCAATAACGTTATTACTGGTCAGCAGCTTTATGAAAAATACGGTGAAGTAATAAACCTACAGCTTGAGATGGGTGTACGAAAAGTATTTGAAGAATTAGGTATACCTAAAAATCAAGAAGGCTTATACAATGTAGACAATCTATTTAAAAACGATAGTGAAACATTAAAAATGTTAAACAGCATACGTAAAGTGTTTAACAATTCAATAGAAGAAAGAGAACTTCCTGACACATACATCAAAGCATTAAACATTGTAAAGGTTGAAGAAAGTAATGAAAAAGATTATGACTTCAATAGCCCGTTATCTATGCCTGCATTTGCAGAAAAATTCCAAAGCGTATTTTCTTCTATAGCCAAAAGAGGCTTTATGAAAATCAACATTAATGGACAAGGTCTTGTGCAAATAGCAGAGATAGGTAAGATCAAAACAGATGAGGATGGTGCTGAAGGACTTCAATTTATAAAAGGAAAAGAAGAAACAGTAAGTACTAGTGCTGTAAAAAATGTCGTTAAAGATGTAGATGATGCAACAGGGAAAGAAACTTTCTATGAAAAGATTGTACAATATAATAATGAATACTGGACTGTAAAAGAAAGAAGAGGCGATAAGATAAAAATTCAAAAAATAGTTAGTGCAGAGATTGCCATGCCTTGGGAGTTTGCAGAGCGTCTTAATCTACCAAAAAATAAAGATGGTGAGTATGATATTAGTTCAGTACCTGAAGATGTATTAACGCTTATCGGATATCGTATACCTACACAAGGTAAGAACTCGATGCTACCGTTAAAGATAGTTAAGATACTTCCTAAATCAATGTCAAAAATGATAATGGTTCCTGCAGAGATCACTACTCAAATGGGATCTGACTTTGATATTGATAAACTATTCACAATGATACCTAATCTAAAGGTAAAAGGTACATTGAAAGATGGACAAAAGTTTGATTGGTTTGATACTTATAAAAGTGAGCTACTAAAGAACTTACCTAAAGACATCAAGCTAACAGACAAGCAGATATCATTGTTGCTTGAAGATACTGAGTATTACCTTGAAATCGATGGTTTAGATGCAGATGAAGAAACTGCAGTACAAAGTGCAGCAATGCAGGCTAAAAAGAAAACATTAAGAGCACTTAATAATCTTAAAGACTGGACCATATCTAAAGTACAATACGATATAAATGATCTTAAGAGTGCTACTAAAAAAGGTCTTGAAAATGCATATATAGATATGGCACACGCAATGCTTACAAGCCCATATCACATAGATGAAGTACTTAAGACTATTGATTCAAATCTTGCACCTGAACTAGCTAAGTTCTTTAAAACGAATATACCTGAATATGCAACTGTAATTGATCCCAATGATGTTGATGCAGAAAGAAAACTAGAAGAAAGAAATAAAGCTGGTAAAACTGGTGTGGGTATTTATGCAACTGCAACTACAGCTCAAGCAGGAAGACAGTTTACAAAAATTAAAATAGGAATTCCTTATATCATTGATGGCAATAAGTATGATGATTTAACAATTACTGAAGATAAAGAAGGTAATGACATAAGCTATCAACTACAACAACATCTTACTATATCTGTAGATAATGCAAAAGATCCTATAATGCTTTTCCTAATGGATAATGGTTTTACGTCTGGTGTACGTAATACAATCATGTCTTTAGGAATTACACATGAGAGCATGAAAGGAGATAATCTTAAAAAAATATTAAAGGAAAAGGGAATTGATACAAAAGAATATAGTGAGCTTTTTAAGTCAGCTAAAGGTGATTCAATTGTATGGGCTTCATTTTTTATGAACCAGCCAATAATCAGAAAACTATATGAAGAGTATATAGATAAAGAAGGTAGTCCTGGGAAACTAGTACAAATTGCCGAAAGTGTTTTAACTTCAGAGATGGGTAGTAGAATGCGAAGTAGAGGATATAAAACTCTTGATGAATTTTTAAGAGACGATATACCTATTAATAGTGAAAATCTTTTAGAGCACTTTGATAAAACATTAGACAATAAAGATGCAAACTTTAACGAAACACAATTAAACGTACTTGGTTTATTTGTACAAATGTTTACTCAAACAGCAGGTGATTTAAGTAAAGCAAACACGCTAATAAATAGTGACAGAATCAAAGACTTTAATAATCCTGCAGGTATTGAAGCACATCTTGATCTTATAGATTACTTCGAAAGAAAAAAAGTAATTACAGAAAGACTTAGAGCAGTTGAAGAAACTAAACAAACTACTTTTTCAAAAGAAATTGAAAAATACATAAACTCAATATACCCTGGTTGGATAAATAAAAAAGAAAACAAGTTATTGCTTGCATCTGAATTTACATCAATTCCTTTATTGTCAAAAGAAGAGACTTCAATAAAAGATAGAATTGCAAACGGAAAAGATGCTAAAGCCACACTAGAAGAAATTAAACAAGGTAAAAATCCATTTAATAGTGCAGAAGAACTTGAGGAATCAATACCAAATATTCTTTACAACATTATTTCAGGTAAGCTAGCTGAAGATGGAGTCTCTGAATCAGACATGTATAAAAACATATCTGGAATAGTTAGACCGCAAGGTAAAATAGAAATGAAAACAGATGTTAAATACATACCTACTCGTGGTATTGATGACATCTCAAGTATACTTGAAGGAGATTATCCTATAGCAAATTCCTACATTAACATGATAGGTACAGCTAAAGTGTTAGTGTCAAAGTTCTTCCCTTACTTTGAGTTTGGTTTAGAAGCAACAAAAACTGCTCTTGCCAGCGAGCTTGGAGTTGAGACGTTATCTTTAGATCAACTAAAAGCAGTGAATAAAGATTCTTTCATGCACCTAGTAAGTCAAAAGCAGGAAGGATATGTACCATCTCCGTTTGCTCCATTATTCTCAAAACAATGGGAAGACAAGCTATTAACTGGAGACAATAACATTGCTGTACAGTTTAGAAATTTATTGGCTGAGATAAATGAATCAGACCTAACAGATCCTATACGAAATCTGGTTACGCCTGGAAAAGCAGAGTATAAGTTCTTTAGTAAACTTGATGAAAATGAAGATAATTCATTAAAGGATAAAACTAGTTCAATTACAGCAGAAGGTTTGAGAACTATGCTTAAGAAGACTTTTCATATAACAAGTGCTGAAAAAAGAATGATGAGAAATATCAAACGACCTAAAACATTATTCTTAAAAACAAAAAAATCTAGTGAGTTTGCAAATATAGATAGTCAAAAAACAATTAAAGTAGGTAATGCATTTTTTAAAGTTACTTATGCTGGTAATCAAACAATTGATACAATAAAAGCTAAAGAAGGAAGATCAAAAATAGATGATATAATTACTAAGCTGGCACTAAAAAAAGTAGATCCTAAACAAATAGTACCACTAACAAGAAGAGATAGAACTGTAAATTTCATTGGTAAAAATCGCGTTTACATTGTAGAAGACAGCAAAGGCAATAAGTATAGAGCAACTAAAGGAGTAAAGAATTTCATTGAAGGCAAACTTGATGCTAAAGGGAAAAAGAAATCAATGCACTTGTATAATATTTCCAAAGTAACAGATCCTAAACAAATAGAAAAAAATCAAGAAATAAAAGAAGTTGACAGATACGAACACAAAACATTATCATTTGATTCAAGTTTTGCATATAGTAAAGAAGAGAAGGATGCAATGACTCAGGGGTTCCTGAACATGTTAACTCATGAAAATGAAAAAGTAAGAGAGTTTGCAAAAAACCTTGTATACTACCACATATTATCTAGAGGATTTGATAATGGTGTAAATGCATTTGTTGATATAATTCCAAATGAAGTATGGAATGATCCAGGAATGTCTCTACTGTATAAAAAAGATGAAGAAGGAAACTTAGTACAGGACCCAATTTCATTCAATGAATACATACGAGAGTTCCAATTTGATTACTTTAAGGATCCAAAGTTTTTTGATAATTTTATTGAAAACTTCATTGTTCATAGAAGTGCAACTCCGTTTATGATCAGAAAGGTAAGAGTCAAGAAAAGTGAAATGGAAAAACTTAAACAAAATGGCTCAATAAGTTTACCATACGTATTTAAAAAACAATTAGGAGTATTTCCTAAGTTTGTTAAAACTATGAGTGAAGGTAAATTTGTTCTTTTAGTAAGGTCTAGTGCAAGTGGAGAAACAACTGATGCTAGATATAAACTTTACAATAAAACAACTGGAGGTAAAACAAATGACATGTGGAGATTCCAAAGATACAATATTGAAACTTTGGAAGATAAAGCCAAACTAACATCTAATAAAGATAGAAACGACGAACAGGATCAAAGATTTATCTGTGCATTTTAAATATAACTAGCAATGGCAATATCATGTAAATTTCAAGTAGAGACTTTAGACGATAAAGGTAATATCGTAAGAGAAGACAGTAAGCTCTATAAGGATCTAGATCTAATATTAGGTAAAGAAGACCTTGCTGATATTGCATACACTAAAATAAATAGTGATGAGTTCAAAGCTGAGTTTGGAAACTTTAGACTGTATTATAACTTTGATGCTATTCAGAAAAAAGAATTAAAGGATTCATATACAGAAGAAACAGCAAAGTCAGAAGTAGAAAGAATCAATAATATTTACGGAGACGGTAGTGCTGTAGTAGTTAAAGATGGAGATGAGTTTACCGTAGAGCTCGTATTGCCATCAGATGACTCAGTAGCAAAGACCGTTAATAGTCAAGGAGAACCCTTGCTTTTTTATCAGATAGGTGAAAATACATTCACAACAGATCTTGACAAAGCAGGACTATACGAAACACCTGAAGATTACGAAGGTACGTTACCAGTAGTTAAAAAAGGAAAGACTGTTCCAATCTTTTTGAATATAAAAACAACAGAAGATGGAACCATTACAGATGACGATACTTCTTTATTTGATGATGTAATTGCAACAATAAATGATGAAAGTGTTGCACATTTTGCAAGTGCAGGTAGAGGAGTTACATTAGTCACAAAAGAAGAAGAGGCAGAAGAAATAGAACTTGAAGTAGATAAAAGCGAAGAAGAGATAACAAGAGATGAAGAATTAGAAAAGCTTGCAATTACAACAATACAATCTCTTGAGAAAAAGCTTGAAATCATAAAAAGAAAAGAAGAGAAAAAAGACAAAAAGAAAAGAGGTGGTGATCTTGTTGAAACATTATCTGGTCAAATAAAAGAACTTAAAAGAATCAGAGGGGGACTTAAGCGTACAAATGACCCATTAGACATAGCTGCACTAAGTGATCCAGAAAGAAATCTACTTGTATTGCACAAGTTCATGGAATTCGCTAAAACTGCAATTGAAACAGTTGATAGAGGAATGTTGGATATTGAGCAATCTATTAAAAACTCAAAAGGAACCAAAAAAGAAAAGAAAATAATACTGAGAAGATTAGCTAACGCTAAAGATTATACTTCAGTATTTAGCATGGTAACCGATATAGTTGAAGCAATAAAAGATAGAGAAGCTCTTGCAAATTTAAATTTAAGTGAAGAAGCATTAAGAAAAGAGTTTGTAGATCCTGTAATGGGAAGTATAAACATGTTAAATGGTAAATACATTAGGCTATCTCGTCCGTTAATAGCTGATTTCTTAAATGAATATAACAGTGATGCAGATCTTTCTAAAAAAGATATTGAGCGAATGCTCACTCATGTACATGATGATGTTGGATTTATAACATACCTGGCAGATTCTTTAGCTGATTCAAACGATCAAGTACTGGCTCTAGTTGATAAGGTTATAAAAAAGAAGAAAGCAGATATAAACTTTGCAATGGTAACCTTTAGGAATACCAAAATGAAGAAAGCAATTAAAGATCTCGAAAAAACACAATCTGCTTCTTCAAATAACCATGAAAAGTTTTACGACTTTATGTTAGAGCGTGATGACAAAGGAAGGCTCACTGGAAACTACCTAGAAAAAGATTCACCCAAATACAAAAGATTAACCGCTGCTCAAAAAGCATTTTATGATCTGTTTCATGAAAACTATCAAGAGCATCAAAAGAATTTACCTCCAGGATTTCAAAGACGATACCAACTACCAGCAATTCTAAAATCAGGAAGTGAAAGAGCATTTCAAGATGTAAAAGGAGTTTCATCAGCAGTTAATGCTGCAGGTAAAACATTGGGAGACTTAGTAAAAAGAAGAGAAGATGAAAAAGATTATGTAGAAGTTACTACAGATGAGCAAGGTAGAGAATTTAAATTCATTCCAATAAAATACACCTCAACAATAAGTAGAGAAAAGGATAAAGGTCTTAATCCAGAAGACATATCTCTAAACTTAATGGAAAGCTTAGAAATGTTTATGACTATGTCTAAGAACTATTCAGGAATGAGAGACGTCGCAACAGAGCTAATGATAGTTCAAGATCTTGTAGCTGAAAGAAGAGTTACTCAAAAGAAAGGAACTAAAAAAATGGTGACTGGCGTCAGTAAGCTAATAGGTGGTGAAGAAAGAAAAGAAGTTACTGAAGCAGGGATTACAAGTAATGCGTACAAGCAATTGAAAACATATCTTGACATGCAAATGTTTGGTGAGCGAAAGAAAGATGAAGGTAACTTATTATTCGACTCATTAGACAAAGCAAAAACTCTTGACCTGCTTGGTAAATATACATCCATACGATCACTTGCATTTAACTTGTATTCAGGTATCAACAACGTATCTGTAGCAAATGTAATGAACATGATCGAAGGAGCTGGTGGACAGTTCTATGAAAGAAAACATTTACGACAAGCTAAAGCAGATTACGCTAAGAACATATATGGATTTGTAAAAGATGCAGTATCAGAGTTTCCAGAGAATGACCTAAGTATATGGATGGACTCGTATGATATCTTTCAAGAGTTTGATCAGTACGGTAACAGAATACCATCAAAGTCTTTTATTAAACGTATGGCAGGTAAGGTAACCTTTATTATGCAAAGCTCTGGAGAGCACATGATACAAACTGAAGTTGCTGTAGCTATGGCACGTAGTCATAGAATCGTTAAAGGAAAGATAATGAGCTATCAGGACTGGTTAGAAGCTAACCCAAGTAAACCAGATACTAAGGCAAGCAAAAAAGAATTTGAAGAAAGCTATAAGACAGTAAGAGAATCTATAGGTGTAAAAGATGGTGTGTCATGGACAGAAGGAGTTACTAAAAATGAAATGATCAAGTTTACAGAACGGATCAAAGGTGTCTATCAATATCTACACGGTAACTATTCTAAAAATGATGCAGCTGCATTACAGCAAAAAGCAATGGGAAGACTTCTTGTTTTATTCCGTAAGTGGCTAATGCCTGGATGGAAAAGAAGATGGGGTAAAGATACCTTTGATAACAGAGAAGTATACAACCAAAGACTGGGTGCTAAAACTGGAGGATACTATGTAGTAACCTATAGATTTTTAAGTGAATACGTTAAGCAGGTAAAACAGCATGGGCTTGCAATGGGTATGCTTAAAGAAAACTGGAATAAGTTACCCGCATGGAAAAAATCACAGATCAAAAAGACAGTAGCTGAATTCGCAATAGGTGGAGCAGTACTATTATTACTTACACTTTTAGGAAGTCTTGAAGGTGATGATGAAGATGATTGGATGAGATCAATGTTAGTATACCAGCTGCACAGGCTTGATTCAGAAATATCTTTCTACAGAAATCCAGGATCAGCAATGGAAATACTACGATCTCCTTCAGCTGCTATGAGTACTATAGAAGCAGTAGGAAAAGCATTCAAGACTTCATTTGGTCCAGCATTTAACTTTGGAGAAGACTGGATGGAATATGAAAGGTATGAACGTGGTAAACATAAAGGTAAAACCAAAGTAGGCGTAGCAGTTAAAAAGCTAATACCATACTCAAGTCAGCTGGAAAGAATACTTACTCCATATGATGTTGCAAAATATTTGGAAAGTTTATAATATTGTCCTACATTAGTAGTCGATTTTCTAATTTCTGTTTTTCATAATTAATAATTTCTGATTGTTAATTGTTTTGATTTGATTTATAATTGCTCATCTAGCAAGCCCTCTACCGCCAGGTAGGGGGTTTTTTCTTAAATAGCAAATAAAAAAAAAGTAAACGGCCCCTAACGTATTAGTTCAAGCACTCCAGGTCATCGGTGGGAAATGCAACGAATGTACACCAATTATCGTCATTGATGGACCATAGTGTATCGTATCCTTTACTGCACAACATCTCAACTGAATACTCCCGTTCTCTGATCTGAGCCATGATATGAAAATAAGCCAATGCTTCACTACATTGCTTATCTGCTACAACGGTTTCTTTTTCAAACATATCACTAATATAAAAAAAAGAACAAGACAACATCCAAATCATGATTTCTCATTCTCATAAAGCTTTACAACAACATACCACTGTCTCATCAATACTATCATAAACGACATAGCAACTGCTATCTCAAAGTATAATGGAAGGATTACAAGAAATAGCAACACTATTCCGCCTAAACATACTATGTGAAGCAATAGTAATCTGTAGAAAGCTTCATGATTACTTAATAACCATCGAAATAAATCCATCTTGTTCTTTTTAAAAGTTAGATAAATTCTTGCTCATTTCATGATTAAGTGCATGCGTATGTTCTTGTTTGTATTTTTGCTTATATTCAGAAATCAATGTCTCATGGACATTAAACTTGTTCTTTTTAAATTATATACCCCAATTAATACAACTTTCAGCCCCGTTATTCTGGGTAATTATATCATTGGTTTTGCTAAAGTGTTTACAACCCCTAAATGGCGTTGTAGTATTCAAGGGACTGGGATGTCCAGCCTCTAGAATATAGTTCATCTTTTCGGAAATGTATTGCTTGTAGTCTTTAGCATGATTGCCCCATAATAAATAGATCAATCCTTGCTTCTCTTCACGCAATAAACGAAATACTTCCTTAGTAAAACTTTGCCAGTATTTCTTATGACTACCAGGTTTTCTCTTTTCAACAGTGAATGCTGTATTTAACAACAACACACCCTGTTTAGCCCAACCTGAAAGGTCATAGTTACTTGCTCTGTCAAGATTAAGGCCATTATAGCAATCATCTTCTACCTCCAGTAGTATATTAGCAAGAGATTTAGGACATTTTGTATTACGGGAACCGCTAAAGGCTAACCCATCTGCAGATCCATCGTGATACGGGTCCTGTCCTACTATAACAACTCTTACTTCATCAAATGGAGTGAGCTTAAACGCCCTAAAACAATCTTCAAATGAAGGATAAACAATACTAAATGTTTTCTTACCCTTAATTGCTTTGAAATTATTTACCATTTCCTCTGAGGATAGAAAAGGCCAGAGTAACTCTAGCCATTTCTTATCCATTATTTTTTCAAATGCTTCTTTATTCATATTCGACATTTGGTTTAATTATTTTTTTGATCTTATACTTCTCCAGATACATTTCTTCTTCAAATAATGGAGGATCATGTAACTCTGCAGCAGGATCGATCTTAATTATATCTGATTCCCTCTCTACAATACCTGTAAGCTTCGTTTCCAGCTTCTCCCGAAACTGTCTTGTCTTCCACAGAATACCATATAGATCAGATGTTCTTGGAGCATTATGAAATGTCAATATTTGCTCTTTGTATTTAATATGGAATTTGGAATACTTACCTTTCATAAAATGTTCATATTCATCAAATAGATGTTCTGGTATCTTGAGCACATATAATACATGAAAAGGATCTACATCATACATCTTAATGAATAATTCATTATTCTGTATCTTCTTCTCAAAATTACTATACTGCATGCTCTTAGAAAATCTATACAATAAATAAACACACGGTAGATCACAACCGTGATCCAGGTATATATCACTCTCCGTACTAATAAAACAATTAACAAAGTGCTTAGACCACATAAAATAACTCCTGGTTTCCCCTATAGTCGGCATTAGAAAATAACTAGCCTTAGTTAGTTTCGATGCATGTAATAAAAAATCAGGATCTGCATTTTCAATGTAACTAATTTTGAATGGTTCTTTCCCAAGACTAACCTGACTACCCCTCTCTAAGATAAATGACTTGTCATATATCAACTTTACAGTCTCATCATTATCATTGAGAAGAGCTGTAGGTTTTATTCTCATAGAACTAACTGAAACAGATCTTGCATTAAGTGGAGTCAGTATTACAAACTGATTTGTCCCTGTCTTTAGTGTAGTTCTCTTCATTACATTAGTTTGCAGAATTATTAGAATCGGGTTTAGTAATATTAGCTAGAGTCTCGAACAGATCATCTACCATTTCCTGTGCTGGAACTGGAAGATTTACATTCGTACCATCATTTCTGAAATTATCAATAACAGTAACACCGTTATTTTGATATACCTCACGATGATAATCCCACTTATCTGTCTCTCTGTGCCATATAAGATCCTTTATCAATTGACGATAGCCCTTAACTTCCTTACCAAATGTAGTAACTCCACCATGCTCGCCTGTCATAATATCCTGTGTGGACATCTTGTAGATCATAGGAGGATTTATATTAGCCTGTTCTGCAACAATGAATTCTGGATTCATCACTGTATAATCAGGAAATACATTTCTTAGGAAATTAGTTGCTGCACGAAAATAGAAAGAACCTTGACGGAAGTATCCAAACTTCATATAGCTTGAGCTAAATGAATAAACACTTTGTCCAGTAGTCTTGATATCAAATACTCGAATCTCTTTATTCTTATGATCAATAATAAGAAGATCAAGTAACGCCTTACACGTTATTGTTTCATCATCTACCTTGTAGTCAAATACAATAGGCAATTGCCACCATCTCTCATACTCATCTCCACTAATAAAGATTTTGGTAAACTCATTGTTATTCAAACTTTCAACTACAGCTACTATAGATTCAAACTCTTCTTGTTTAAGAATCTCTTTACCGTTTGAATCAAATAGCTCATTGAAATAGCTGCTACCTGCATCAACAACTTTCTTTACAAGCGTTTCAGGTTTCCAGGATTGACCATACTGCTGATAAGCCGCATGTTCTAATATCTCATTAGAAAAATCAGAGAGCTCTGAAAAAGCATGAAGAGAATCTGCTGTATCAATTTCATTGTATACTCCAGTAACGATCTTTTGAATTGTTTCTGAAGGTGGTTCGCTTATGCTACTCACATAATACCTTTCTTGAAACTCACTGGAATCCTGTGTGATCATACAATCTACAGCACTACCGAATCTCATAGCTGCAGTAGGTTCTTTTTCTACAGCCTCAAGGTTTTGTTTGTACAATAACGGAGAATAAGAAAGGTCATTCAGTCTTGAAACAGAAATTGCATCAGTTTCTCGAAATTGTTCAAATGTTAGAAATTTCATTTTATTTGCCATAATATAAAAAGGGGAGCATTACACTCCCCTATAGTTAAGAATTAATAATTAAATTACAATGCATTGAGCTCATTAAGCTCGTCTTCTCTCACTTCTTCAAGTTCACCAAATTCTTTGATGATCTCTTCACGCATCTTAATCCACTGAGCATCAGTTAAAGCAGCGTATTCTGAAGAATGGTAAATAGAACCATTAACTCCAGCAAATGAAGAATGAACAAAGTATTGCAAACATCTTAATGCTCCATCTCCATCAGTATGACAGTTAGGAATAGCACCAATATGCATAGGATCTATGAATACATTGTGAGTAACTCTATCACCAGTCTGATACCCCCTTATGTAAGATAATCCACCAACATGCAAACCTTTAACACAAGAAGCATCATTATTTGTATTCACATAAGACCAATCTGGTAATCTATGTGTACAACCTACTTTGATAAAATGACCTGGATCTTCATAACCATTATCACCTTCGCAATAGAATGCATCTCCGCTGTTACCCATAATAGCAGGCTTGAATACTCGCTTTTCTACATGCTCTGGTTCATCATAGCTTACAATACCTGTATCAGGATCAATAACTTTATTGTATCTTGAAACAGTTATTGGATTACCATCTTCATCCAATGCAAACTTCTCGGTAACTTCTGTAGATACTTTGTAAGTACATAACAATCCCTCTTTGGTAATCTTTACCTGTAGAACCTTTGCTCTTTCTTCAGCAAGATCTGGTGTTATACCATGTTCTTCTACAAGCTGTTCTTTCACCTCATCGTCCATGAACAATGCATTAACATAATTCACTACTCTATCAGAGAAGTCAAGCTGACTAGCTGTATTCTTTCTTCTAAGAACAGGATTTCTTAGCCATCTGGTCCAGAACTTTATCAAAGGCTCTGGATCGATACCTTTATCGATAGAATCCTTTATTCTTTCGACGAATGACTTAGGCATAGCTACGGAGCTTACCTTATCACCAACCTTAAGATGAAATTGACCTGTTGCTTTATTCACATAGATGTTAGGGTATTCAGACTCAATAATAGTTTTGAAGTCTTCTTTTGCAAGTTCTGCAAAATCCTCAAGAATCTGGTTGATCTCATCAACACTTGATGCGTTGAGAGAAGCTTCTTCCAGCTCCTGCATTTTACTCCAGCGTTCCTCATTAAAGGAAACACCGAAGTTGGTGTTCCCATAACTACCTGTTATGGAATCACCAATTCGATTAATTGAAATATATGACATTTAGTTTTAGTTTTCTTCGTATGCATACTCTGCGTCTTCAACCTCTTCCTGATCGGCAGTTTCAAACTCTGATGTTTCCTCAGTAGTTTCTTCTTCCGTATCAAAATTAAGATCGTCCACGTATTTCACCTCGTAGTTTTTCTTTAAACTCTTACCTTTCACCATTCCAAAAGTAATTAAACCATCCATAACTTCAGATGATGTAATTCCGAATCTCTTGGCGATTTGAGCATTAGTCTGACCTAGACCTTTGTAAGTTGCCAATGCTCTTTTTGTAACTTCAATCGTTTTAATTTTTGAACTCATGATTTATATTTATTTATTATTAATTTACGGTTTATTTAACTGATTTCCAAACGTTTAGACAATAAAATGTCTTTTACAAGAACTTCTTGTTCATTAGAAATATCTTTAGTTTGAAATAAAAATTCAACATTATTCAATAATGGACCTACCTCTTCAGCATATTCCAACAGCTCCTGTAGAATATCATACATTTCGATATCTACAGCTATTGCATTCTTTGCATCATCTATAGAGAATAACTGCATTGATCTCTCTGCTATAGCTTCAGGATCATTTGGATTATCCTTTACGAATAATTGAAAGTTGAGAACCTTGTCAAAGTATTCCATTAGTTCATCTTTCATTTCTGTAGTAGAATATGAATACCATCCAAATGCATGCTGATGTTGGTCATAGAACTTTACTAGCTTCTCATACTTTTCTGAAAGATCAGAATTGAATGCTTCAAAATTTCTAAACATCCTAAGATTTTTCAACTGATCGGATATCAATCTAGCAGTATGCCAGTTTACTAATTTATTATCCATCGTAATTGTATCGTTTATCATTATCTTAAAGAATCTATCAATATGTAGAAACTCATTCAAATACTTCTTATTGATATTACTTATTTTAAGAAACTTGTATGGGTTTTCAGAATCTGTATTAGGTTTAAATGTATCCCATTTTTCAAATTCATAATGACTCTTACCTCTAACTACAAAATGAGCAGCAAAGCATAACTTCTTATCATCTGCATTATGACCATAATAAATTATGTCTTCACTCTGTTGTAGCTCTGGAATTTTGATGTCTGTCATTTTCCAATGATGAAATCTAGAATCATAATCATCTTTACTCCATTGAGTATTCTTCCAATAACGTACAATATACTTTACAGGTATCTTATTCTCAAGCTTACGTAATTCTGCAGGAGTTAGCTCCTCATGTTCTGCAAGCTTACCTTCTTCTTCATCACGATCATCTATCTTTTTCTGCCAGTCTTCAGGAACTTCAAGACTATCGTAATCTTTATAGAGCTTTGATTTAACAAGATATTCATATACAAGATCTCTACGTTTAATGTAATGCTTTTTCATTTTAGCAATATCACTATCGTTTGCATCATCACTAAGATCTTTTACATTGAACTCCTTGGGTATTTCTCCCATTTCAATCATAGTAAATTGACCCATAGTTTGAATGATGTATTCATCCTTGTACTTACTTGTCGGACCCTTCTTATAGAATAACCTTTCAGTATTAAGATCATGCCAAAACTCAACATCATCTCTTGTTACAACTGTTTTCTTCTTACTTCTATCAAAGTGAGAATTTACTCGTCTTATATTATAAGACCAAAACAATTCATTAACGTTGGTATACTTTAATAAAGGTTCAGGTTGAAATGCTGGTTTTAGTTTAGACTTATCTATAAGCATAGACATTCTACCTATAACACTTGACCTGTCAACATTACTGATCACAGTTCTACATTTTTCCAACCACTCAATAAAGTCATCTTCTACAAGCTCTTTAGCTACAAGAATACTTGCCTCATTAACCACGTCCTGTAGTTTCTTCAACAAGAATTCTCTTGTATGATCATCCCATATCACTGACTCTCTTGACGGAGTAACCGATACACCATCAATAAGAACCGTTTCCTCACCAGTGATTTCATCACGAACTGTAGAACGTATAGGACATTTGATACCAATATTACCCCTGAGATTCTCCATCTCAAGCTGAGTAAAATCAATATAACCGTAACATACACCCGTAGTATCAAATGAATCATCACCTTTTACAATAACTACGTGTGGTTTACTAAATTGATGATTGTTGGAGATAATGATATTGTCAGAATTGTAAATAACATCTGCAAGAAAGTCAACACTTTCACTTGCTTCTTCATTTTCATACCTATAGTCAAATGTAACATTATTGAAATACAATAGCTGAGATCTTACAGCATTCTTGATATTACTTCTATGATGTCTTTTACAAAAGACAGTTACTTTGGTATAATTCTTTTCATCAGTATTCTCATAATACACTTCAGTACCATCAGAAAGTGTGATGTATTCATTATTCTCTCCTGTGTTTAGATTGAATTTACCTATCGCAAAATCTGTCTTATATGCATAACAATTGAAGATAAATTTTCTTCCATTGTGTACAGTTTCTATCTTATAATAGTCAGATCTCATTGATAGTGCAACCTTTGCACCTAAACCCCATGCACCAAGAACAGCTTTGTTATTTCTCTTGGTTGAATAACCTAAAGAGATAACACCTTCTATTCTTGAATCACCAATACCCACACCAAAATCTTTAATTGTGAGTGTATCACAAAATCCCACACCTTCATTCTCTGTGTATTGTATTTCAACATGGTTGTTTTCCATATCAAGATGATTTAGGTCATAGTATGTAGGATCCCAATTACTATCCTTATACTTTTCACCGTCTCTCTCGATAAAATATTTAGATGGACTTGCTTTATCTCGCAAGATATCTATAGCAATGTTCTTCTCACGCTGAGAATCTACTGCATTGGAAGCCAGCTCTCGAACCGTACTTTCCTCTGGCTTTTGATATTGCGTTGCCTGCAAGATATCAAACACCATACGCTTTGCACCAGAATCGATTTTCTTAGCAAAGCCTTTAGTCCCCTGTGCGGAACTAACTTCGATTTCCTGTATTGCCATTTTTGATTTTCTATTTTTAATTTACTTTAATCCATACTCCAGGATTTTCCTTATCGTAGGTATACCACTCACCTTTTACTTTGAAAGGCATTGGTATAAAATGGTCCATATCATCATCCTTAATAAAATCATGAGCCACAAGCAGATCAGCAATAATTTGCACCATATTATGGAAATCAAATTTATGCTTGGTTGCTCTGACAAAATGAAAAGATATAATCATATCGCCCTTGGACTTATCAACAAGTGATTTAAACTCGTCTTTGAATTTTGCGAATTCATTATCTCGTCTGGCATAACCCATGACTTCTTTTTTAGATACTGAATAACGCTGAATCCCTAGACTGTGTAGATACTTCTTAACTGTCTTTGACGCAAATATCCCATGCTTGGTTTTTATTTTGGAATTCTTAGATGATGGAACATTACCTGGAATGAAAATTGCATTCCGTACTTTCATATTATTGAATCAATTATTTCTTTCAATTCTACAATCCCATTGTTTTTAACAAAATCGCTTGCATCTTTAGACCCATACTCTGGCGTAAACATTATAGGCTGAATGCCATATAGCTTACGCATCTTCTGTGAAGATAACATTCCCATGCGATCGTAGTCGTAATTTGATATTACATACGTGAATCTTTCAGAGAGCTGTTCTATAATCTCTGTGTTTGGTATTACGCTTTCTGCCTGTGGGGCAATAGCAGGAACACCTAAACTATCATAGACCATTACGTCTTTTAAGCTTTTTGTTATAATTACAAACTCACCGTTCTCTGGCAGTTGTGCCCATCCCTGGATAACACTTTGAGAACAATTGGTAAGCCATTTGTATTCTTCAGAATAAGGCTGATAGATCTTGTACATATAGTTCCCAAAATGGTAACAATATACAGGATGATCTTTTCTATATCTGAACCATCGATTATTTACATTTACTGCAGAGACAGGACTAACACCAAACTTATTAAGAATACTCACCGAAATACCATATGGCTTCCAGTAATCTCTGTCTGTTGTTGAATTCCACTTTCTTCTGCACACACGTATTTTACAAGGAACATGTAGCTTTGAAGCATCTACTCCCGTAGTTACTCCCACATAGCCCTTGGTTAAATCCTTTTCAAAATTATCTGGATTCAAACCAAGCTGGAAATCATTATCTATGATCTTCAAACATTGTCCAAATGAAACTGCATACAGTCTCATAACAAGGTCAAAACAACTACCTGATTCGCCTGTACCGTGGTCTTTGTACATTATTTTACGAATCGTATTAGGACTGTAAAATATGTCAAACGATGGATTTTTATCTTTTCTGAATGGAGATGATATAGTACCTATCTTAAACTTACTACCTATATAATAGCTAAAGATATCGTATTCCGATATCCGCTTCAATATTTCAACAGTAGTAAGATCTTTTACATCTTTGGTACTATACATATTATTGAAAATAAAAAAGGGGAGAAGCACTAATTCTCCCCTTTTCGCTGATTAACTGTAAAAATTAGAAAGGGGCATCATCTTCTGCTGCTTCTTCAACCTCATCAGAGATCTCAACATCAGCAGTAGGAAGAGGCTTCCAATCATACTTGTTAGTTTTATCTAAGACTAGCTTAGTGTCTTCGTCACTTACAGGATCGTATTCCGCACCTTCCTTAGTAGCTTCTGCAAATGTTGGTAATCCAATACCTGCTTTCCACCAGCTACCTTTGTTGCCGTCTACTTCCTCACCTGTAAATTTAACTCTACAGGATTTACCTCCAAGCAATGTGTCCAATGCTGAACCATAGTCTTCAAGATTATCTGCCTCAATTGCATCGATCTTTTCTTCTGTAACCATCTTTGTTGCAAGATGCTTGATCTTTTGTATAGATCGTGCCATAGCTCGTTCACTCATATAAAATCGGATCTGTGCAGTTCTCTCATTAACATCTTCAAATGTTATCTGAACATAAGAAGCACCTGTATCTGAGTCTACACCCTCAATACCTGCAATTCTAACTCTGTGAACTCCTGGTTCGATGTATTTACTTACGAACGTTCTTTCTGCTGTACCAGCTGTTGTGTACATAAATTCAAATTTAAAAATTAATAATTACTATTTACTCGTTGATGTATAAATTTTCTCCCACGAAAACTCAATGTTCTGTCCTCTCAAATGATCACATCTGGAGCCACAGTTCACCTCATCTGCAGATTGAAAATTAATATACAGTTTCTCATCAGTACGATAAAGATAACCTATAGCATCTGCTTGTGCACATACAATACGTTTCAATTTACCCGTAAGATCTAAATCTTTTGCATTAACTTCTTTACCTTTCTTTTCGATCATCTTATCCAGCAAGTGACCTACAAGAATAATATGTGGAGCAAGTGTGTAGATTTTATCAAGCCAATCTTTCATAGCTGATCTTAACCACATATAACCTGCACCGTTTGGTAAAGTCAAAACAGAGTTCCATTTACTTCTAGGTAAAATATTACCCTTATTATCTCTGTTAAAATTCTTACCCTGGACTGAGCTCATGTACATACTTGTACCTTCCCACTCACACCATTCTTCCAACTTGGTAACCGTGTCAATAGCCACATACTTATATGGTTTACCCTTTTCGTGAATAGCTTTACCTATCTCATCCAGATAGTATTGATTCTTCTCTTGCCTTTCAGCCAAAGCTTTATCAGATTCTACAGGTTTTTTCAAACCTATTACCTGAACTCGCATTGAATCAAGATACTTAGTACCGTCTTCAAGGTCTATTATCAAACAATCATCCAACTGACTTAACACAGTTGTCTTACCTACTTTAGGGGGACCATAAAAAAGCATAATGTGTGGATCAACATACGTTGCCGTCATCTTTTTTGTTGGTAGTTTAATCTCCATGTTCTACTTTGTTTTTTCATTTATAATTTCAGCTGAAACCTCATCAGCTAATTCTTTTTTAACTTTTCTATTGCCGCATAGATATTTTTTATCAGGATCTTTTGCAGCCTTCTCCTGAATCAATCTTCTAGCTCTGGATATCACAGGAATAGAAGGAAGCTCTCCTTTTACAACTGCTTTAAGATAATCCTTCAGGGACAAGTCCAAATAATTCATAAGTGGATTGTTCTTGTCTAACTCTTGAACTAAATAAAAATAAAGAATGTTGTCGTCGTCTCTTGACCTAGGGTGATTTTCCAATATGTCAAGAACTATATCCTTAAATTTAGTGATTTTACGTGCCATATGCAAATTTTAAAAGTCATCAGTTGACCACTTAACTTTCTTTTTTGGTTCAACTTCAAGGACTTGATTATGTTTCAAATTATTAACCATCTGAGCAATAATAGGATCACCGTCACGTACCTTTAGATAATGCCAGTAAATGAGATCTTTAGTTGGTAGCTTATCAGGTCCATACTCCCTAATGCCAAGCATTTCTGGACGATGACTAACCAATACCACATCTGAATACTGATACAATGCATCTGCACCGAAGATATCTGTCTTCATTGGATAATGCATATCTGTATTCTGTATACGATCTACAGTCTCTATAGTCCTATTTAGCTGAGAAACAACTACAAAGGAACTCTTCACTCTTTTCTTAACCCTATTAAAACGAAACATTAGGTCATATAATGTTTCCTGCTGATTCATCTGTGCCATTTTCTTAACAAGAATACTGTGGTCTAATGTAACCAATACACCCTTGTATCTGTTTTCAGGCATTTCATTGAATGCATATATGGCTTCTTCTATCTCTTTAGTAGTACCAGGCATATCAACATAATTCACTGCCATATTCTCAATTGACTCTACATATTTCTGAGCTTCTGCATATTCTTCATTTGTAATATTAGAATGCACATCCATCATATCTGCAGAATACAATTGCTTCATAGTCTTATTCAGCTTGGCTGATATCTTTCTACCAACCAATCTTCTTGCAACCATCTCAAAGTTAAATGACAATACAGCAAAGTCCTCTTTAGGATTTAACTCAAACAATGATGTTTCCATTTCATTTAGAATAGCAGTCTTACCACTACCAGACATTCCTGCGATAGTGGTAATACTGCCCCATTCTAAACCGTTCATAGAAACCTGATTGAACTTATTCCAACGAGTCTTTAAGGAAGTTATCTTACCTTCCTTACGCATTTTCATGTACTTAAGCTCTTCCGCAGCAGCTTGTTTGATCGATTTGATCTTCAGCTTCTTAGATGAGCTTTGCTCCATAGCTATCCTGCCTAGGTCCATGTTCTTCGTTTATTAAATGTTCGTATTTTTCCCATGTTCTTTGATTTAACCAGGTATCCGTATTTTGAAGATATTGCATACTATGCCTCATCTCACGTAATTGAATATCAATACATTTCAAGATTGTCTTGTGTAATGCAGGTTTACCAGATACTATCTGCAGATACTTCTTCTTTATCTTAAGATTTGTACCTGCGTCAGGATCTTTAGCTCTTAGTATTCTGTTACCGCCATATCCGTTAGGAACTTTAAACGGCATTGTTTTACAGAACTGATACCACATATGACTATCATCTGTAGTAACAAGAACTTTAAATTTATCTCTGACAACCCATTCTGTCATATCATCTGATAATCGTTTCATAAAACCTTTTTTTTCAAGGCTTTTAAAATCCATATCAGGATACATTTCATGACACAATCCATGTTCTTCTTTCCATATTAAATAGAGAGCTATAAATTCTTCAGCCTTCAGCTGACTCTCCATTAATATCTCGGTATTGATAACTACTTCCATCGTACCCCGTTGCGTGTTTATAAGTTAGTATTCTATCTTCTATTTCCATACCTAAGATGTTCTGATTCACAAGGTCATCTTCTGTAAAATTCATATCGAATTCCTTGTTTATCAAATTAACTAGCTTCGAGTAAGTATCTCTCTCGTCAGAAGGATACTTACTCTCCACTAGATCAGTCATTAACCCAAGACTGTCTCTTGAATATTTTGATACATCTTTTTTGTTTTTTATTAAATGATTTTCCATTTCTATTCTATTTATAATCCTGACGTAGGGCAATCTTACCTAAAGGCACTATCTTTTACTGCTAGGTTCCCAGGATCCGTTCGCCTCGCCCTTGCCAATGACAATTTATTATTCTACATCAAGACTTGTTAACTCCTTATTCAGATTATTCACCTTCTCCAAAACTTCATCAACGGAATTAACGAAAATTATATTATCAGGATCTGTAGTTGATTGTGACTTCATAAGCCATTTCTCATCCTGAGTATCTTTTAAATACAAATTGAATACATAGCTTACCTTACCTTCTTCAAACCGAAGACATCTACCTCTACGCTGTATGTGATTCTTAGCTCCACTGGTACGTGCAGCTATGATAATAACTGGAAGCTTGGGTAAATCCATACCCTCGTTTACAGCCATACATGTAGATAGATGATTTATCTTGGTTCGCTTATCATTAAAGCGTTTCATTACTTTAACACGATCTTTTACCTTAGAATGATAAGGTATAATGTCATTTCTACCGAAACATACCTTATCGGCAAATAAAGTAGATTGTGAGAAAATAACAGACTTCTCGATCTTAAGCTTGTCAATCAATTCCTTTACTGCATCTTCCTTAGAAGCTACATTGTAAAGCAACGTTTTACGCTTATGCATCGTCTTGTAGAATTGAATCGCTGTTTGATAATCACGACTTTGTTTCTCGGTTCTGTCTTTAACTGCTATAGCACCTATAGTCTTCATCAAGTAACTCGCATTATCAAACGCTTTAAATCCACCAAGCTGTCTTTCAAGGTTAAAATAAGCCATTTGTACCCTCGCATATGCAGATTTCTCTTCTTCATTCAATGTTACTGGAATGTTGAATTCTATATATGGAGAGATTATTCCCTTACGTACACCTTCATCAGTTGTAAGTGTAAAACAAACAGGAGCAATCTTACGAACTACCATCTTCTTCTTATCTGGAATCCATGCTGACAGACCTAAGATCTTATCAAATGAATTTCTTTCAAAGAATTTATGATATTCATATAGTCTACTCTTGTAGTCATCCTTTTCGGGAATATAATTATGAAACTCATCTGCTACGATGAGGTCATAGTGTTCGTCTTTGTATTTGTATACCGTTTGTATACATGCAATTTCTACTTTCTTTAATAGAGCTGTCATCTTCCATTTCTTAAACTCCTTTGGAAATGTATCATCTCGTATTATTTCTGTAGGACAAATGATCAATACTTTTGCATCAGGTTTAAAACCAAAAACCCATTTAATGGCTCTTAGTGCGGCATATGTTTTACCTGCTCCTGTGCAAAGTTGTAATGTACCACGACATCCTCTTTTGTGCCAAGCATTCAATGCTTCGCTCTGACATTCAGATTTTCTTTTATTGATATTCATGATCTCTAATTTTATTATTACACATCGAACAGATCCATCTGTCCACTCGATACAGCATTGATTATCTTATTAGCTTCCGCTACATAGAAATCATACTGTACATTATAACCGTCCATACTGTCTTCATAGAAGTCATTGAACAGCTTTATTTGATTACCTGCTACAAGTCTGTTGATCTGACCTGTTTCTTTCTTTCGTTTGATTAATGCTCCGCCACTCTTTGTAACAAAGAATCTATTTATCTTCTGTAGCTCATCTATACGCTTTCTACCATCTACAATGTGATGATGTTCTGTTATAAACTGACTACCTACCTTTTGTGAAATACAAAAGTCATAGATATCATTACAAGATTCTATAGTTTCACGTACAGGCGTACTATTTACAAAATAATTACTCACGGCTTTAGATACGATTCTCATAGAATGGTCTTTATGCCATTGCTTATAGATCTCGAAAGTACCTTTGTACTTTATCTTACCGTTAGTGTATTGTGCCAAATAGTTGTTTACATCCCTCTGTGCAACTACGTTGAAATGATCGTAATCAAGCTTTAATTTAGTAAGTTTCATCCACTTTTCACAGAGATTATCCAATGTTTTTCTTTGATGTTTTCCACATTTTACAAGGATACCGTCTGTATTTATCTGTATGATTTTTATACCTGCATCACATATTCGTTCAGCAAGCATTGTAAGCAACAGCTGACCATTTATTGTAATGGACAACATAAACTTAGTATCGTACATAGGACTATACTCATCATTGCTTTTACCAAACAATGCACCATTCAATGCTAACTTAATAGCATCTACCATCTCTTTATCTCCTTCCTCTCTTGCTTTCATACGTTTTTCATACATACCTCTACCTACGTCACAAAATACGCTTGATAGATGTGCTGGATAAAATTCATTTTGAATAGCCAGATTAGGATAATAAGAGCTTACGTCTACAAGAATAAGATTTCCATTATCATCACTCTTATAAACTCCACTTCCACAAGTACCGTGAATACCACCTAAACCATAATCATACTTAACACCACCATAAAGAACAGAATACTCCAATGCACCTTTTGTATTCTTAGCATCTATTTCAGACTTATTGAAATACTTCAACGCATCATTAAAATGCTTTGATTTGAAATTGATATATGGAAGTATGACATCTTTCAAAGGAATAATACCACGGTGGGTACGTAATTCTTTGAATTCTTTAATGCTCATATCCAATGCTTTAGCATTTTCAATTATCAAAAGTTCTTCACCTATCTTCACATCAGGAAAGTTTGCAAAGTCTACTTTGTATTCTTTCTTCATCCTCTTCCTGAACTTGATCTTATCACTACTTTCACAAAAGAACTGATATGTACTCATCACATCATTTCTACAATAGCTCTGTATATCATCTATTTCTGATTCCTTAACTACATGTGTATAGTGAAATGGTAAGTCCTGTACCTTTGGCCATCTCATTGCGACCTGCAAAGCTTTCAGTGATGTACGTCGTGCTTTATTGTTGAAGTGGTGTATTCTGAACAGGTCCAATAGCTTGATTTTCCACTTCCAATATGGGACAGCACTAAATTCATCATTAATGATCTGACAACTTTTAGTAAACAGGTCTGCAACAAGATGTGTGACGTCTAGTGTTAGTAGTCGTTTTTTATTAGTAAGTATATAGTGAAACAAAGGATAATCGTAATCAATGATGTTAAATCCTATCAATCCTGTATTCTTCTTACAGCTTTCAAGGAATTCAACATACTCTTTGAATTCATTTCTGCTTTCGTGCACTACGAAATCAAATGTTTCTTTGGTTTTAATGTTGTAAAATACTGCGGAGTGGAAATTTTTAAATTGTTCAATGTCAGTCACTAAAATTTCCATTATTGTATTTTTTAAATAAGTTATCGTGTAATTCTTTACGTTGTTCTGATGACATCTGAATAATAACATCAAATACATCAGCCATTTCTCTTCCCAATTCTTCGAAATACTTTGCTACATCTGGACCATACTGCTGAATGTATGCAATTGTAGCACTCATTAAGGAATAATGGAATTGTTTTCCATGTGTTCTTACATCATCTCTGTATAATCCAGTACCCTTTAACTTACACATTTCATCTATCAACAGCTCTGAAAGCATTGATACACTTATTAGTGTTTCGAAAATAGGATCTACTCTTCTGTTTTCAATCTCTTTGAAAAAGCCTGATTGCTGCTCATCGTTATTTAGTATCTCGTCCTGCCAGCTTGTGACTTTGGTCTTGGGTTGTTTTTTCTTTGACATATGCTATAAATAAGTAGATTAAAAATAATACTAGGTTAAGTGAAAAAACAGTAAGTAAACTTAACGCTAACTTTTTTAACAACTCATGATCAGGATTAGTGAATATTAGATAAATACACCAAAGTGATATAAGCTCTGTAGCTAAAAATAGCACAAATGAATAGTGTTTCATAATTAATTGATTTGAATTTAAGAATTTGATGTACGGTAAGATCTACCTTTTACAGTATGTACAGCTGGTTTGTTGACAGTCTCAACTCTAGTGTAAGTAAGTTCTAACCATCTGCCCCCAATAGGCTTTGGTGCAGCACCTCTTTCAATATGCCATCCTAATGATCCTGGTCCTGCTTTAAGATTGAAATATTCATCCTTGTAAGTAGAGCATCGTAACATAACAACGTCCTTATGCTTTACTTTTGAGAGATTATTATCAAATAGCTCAACCGAATAGGTCACTTCATAATCATTATGTACGTGTCCCATTACAATAGCATCTGCATTTTGTATGTATGTAGACATACGGTTGTGTTGAATGGTTCCTTTAGTTACAGGAGCTCCACCACCACTACCGTGAAAATACTTAATGTTATATGGTAAACTACGACCATGATTCTTAGTTCTCACAATATACCATCCACCATAACCTCCAGTACATACTTTACTTTCTGGTTTAGCTATAAAATTAAGCATAGATACAAATCGTTCTATGACATTGGTTTCTATACGTTTAAGAATATTTGTCTCGTGGTTACCGTAACCTACTACGTCTATATTCTCAGCATATGGCTTAAACCATTCTACAGCTTCTTCCACAACAGCATCAATGTAGTTATCTACATTGTGTTGAGGTAAAATATCACCTTTTGATTTTCTTGGATCATATCTGCCTTGCATTAAACAAAACAAATCCCCTGGGATTAATATTCTTGCGTTCTTTTCTAACGCCTCATCAAGATCTTTTTTTAGGATGTCCCTTCTACATTTAGGATTGTCGAAATGAATATCGGGAACTATAAGAATATGCACCTTATCGTTTATAGATTTTAAGTCATGGTGATAAGAATGCACATTAGGTTGATTCTCTACTAACATGTCATTTTTTTCAGCAACTCCCTAATATACAACATTATTGCTTATAATTCCCAACCGTTTCATCACTTTCACTTAAGATGGAATATTCAGGCAGTTTACCTTGCACTCCACCATAGCTGTCTTCATCTATCAAATACATGTCCATATCTCTCAATACAGAATGCAATGTTTTAGATCTCTGATACAAAGGAAATTGCTTCCTTTTACCTCCCTCTTCGTAATAAATAATTAGTCCTAACATCATCTTAATGAACTTGTAGTACTCCAACTCATCAATGTCCAATAAATTCATAATAGTCTGTTTGCTTGCACCAGCGTTAAATATCTTTATCGCCTCTTTCATCTTAACTTTAGTAGCTTTTATAAGATTAGACATGTATTATGTATTTAGAATAGATTAGTAACCCAATTAGTATTACGAATAGAAGGATAAATCGCCAATATTTAATAATCTTTTTCATAGCCTTCATATTTATCAGCTTCATATTGCTTTCTAGCGTCTTCATAGCCATCCATGTACTGAATAATCCACTCAGCTGTTATTTTATGAGCTTGTGTTATATCATCACTTACAAAGGCTAAACCATAAGCTTCAATCATATCATTGAAATCGAAAATAAGATTTTCCATTATTTGCTGATCCCAGTACTTAAATTGTGGATCTTCAGGACAAATTGCCATAAGAGTAACCCTTCTGTTACAAAGATTAACGATTTGCACTAGCTGATTCCAGCTTTTGTGATATTCAAATGATGCTAAACGAAAAGTCAATGATCCTTTTGTAAACTTTTCAGTTTCTTCATTGTATTTCCAGCCTTTAAATTCAGCCATTAATATGTTTCTTTCATCTGTTGTCATAATTATTCCTCCTTATCTCTGCTTTCATTAATTAGTTTAATAGTATGTACTACCAACTTGTAAGTTTGTTCAATATCATTATCAAGCATCTCACAAGCAATCTCATGAAAGTCTAATTCCATGTCATACGCTTCTTCAGATTCGGATACCTCTTTTATTACAGGCATCAGATAATCCCATGATTCTTCAAAGCGGTTTAAGTTAACTCCATATGATCTACCTGGCAGTACCATGGCTTCTGTTACAGTCAATTCATATCCCATAAACTCCGCTATAAGTTTATTATTTTCTATTGTGTCCATAATTAGTCCTCCTTCTTTTTGTTATATTCTTTAATATACTCTACCACTGCTCTATATACCTGATTTCTTGTACTCAATAGACCCAAGCCAACAATTTCGTCAAAGTGAGGGGCAACTTCTTTGCCTATCTTCTCTACCACAGGCATTAGGTAATCCCAAGAGGTGTGGTAATCTACTCCATTAGGACTATAAGGGCTGCATATATCTAGTTTACCCCATTCTTCTTCTATGAATAGTTTATGTTGTTGACTGCTTACAGGTAGATCTCCTTCTTCATCTCTTATAATTAGTCCCATAAACTCTGCTATGAGTTTGTTATTCTCACGCAATTCATTTTCCTGTCTTCTCTTGATTGCTTTTGCTATGTTTTTATTTAGTGCCATAATTATTCCTCCTTGTCTTTTTTGTTTAAATCATCTAGCATAGATAATGCAGCAAAGAATACAACTAGCATAAGAAACAATATAAACGGTCCAATCATGATTTAATTCCTAAATCACTAGTAACGATTAAATTTTTCACTTTTGCAACATAATTGATATGTTTTGATGTTGTTTTGCTCCAATATCCATGTACTACCAGATATTTATTATCTACAATTGTAGCGACATGTGTAACATAACTTATTACCTTATCGTCTTCAATCTTTAGATTTTCTTTGTACCTATCTAATTTCATTTTATACTTTCTCTTTCTCTTCCATTACATCTTTAAGTAGTTGCTTATAAATAAGATGATGCATTTCTAAATTCATTTCAATCCACTTTTTAGTCTCTTCTTCTCTTTTATTAAAATCATTTAGAAGATCATAATGGAACTCTTGCATTGTATGTATATAAAATATCAGCTTTTCCCTACTTAAGCCATCAAACATATTATCAAAGTAACCTTCATTTCTTAACGTGCTTATATGACTTCTTACAGCATCTTTAGTTCTACCTAAATCTTTAGCTACTGCTCTTATACCTTTTAAAAGATAATTCTTTACTATGTACTGATTCATTTCCTCAGTCCATTCTGTATTTTGTTTTGGCGGTTTATTCCCCATAATTTATTAGATTTATATTGTATTTAGTTAATACTGGTGAGAGAGTGTCTTGCATGCAATTTTGCAATATAATCAGGTGGTGCTGATGGCTAGGCACTCTCTTTATTAGAATCTTTTAACTGTTTAATCCTAGCTTGAATTACTTTAGTATAGTTGCATTGATCACAACATCTGCCTTCATCAGCTAAAGGAGCTGGGTTATGACCATAGACTTTAGCCTCTCCATTAATCACATCTCCTTTTATATCATAGTTACATAATACACATCTCATAACTTACTTATTTAATTGGTAAATCCATTGCTACTTGTTCTATATGTGATTCTGGAAGTTCATAAACATTCATAAGCTCTAGCATTTTGCCATTGCTCATCTTAGTTAATAGTGATGATTCTTCTATTAATAGATTCTCTACTCCATCATCATCTGGAACATCAAACACATCAAAGAAATAACCTAACACATGATCATATCCATATGCTACAGTCTTTCCATTTTCTAATTCTTTAATATACCTGCTCATAGTTTTACTTAGTTTTTTGTATCTACTTAATTTACTCTCTAGTGATTTGCACCCAGAATATAATCCGTATGCACCTCCACTAGCAATACGTGCAAAACGTAGCATATCCTTATCAGTCCAACTCATCTTTGTTTTGGTTTACAATTTTATAGGCTGATTCAGTTGACCTTCCCATCATATCAATCTTTTTACCTTGGTCACGCCATTCTGTTTTTATCCAGTTGTCATCATCATACCAAGTTTCCCAACCATTTTCTTTAAGAACTTTTGCCTTTTCTTCATAGGAAGGTATTTCATGTTTATATTTTAATCTATTCATCTTCTTTGTTTTTGTTTATCCACATATCAATAGTGCCTATTATTACAAGAATTGGCATTATTACTATTATACCTATTGCATCTACTATGCGTTCAACTATTTTAGAAATCATCTTTGTTTTGGGTTATTAATTTAATAAGTTGTTCTCTAGCATCCTTGTCAGGCATTATTCTAGGTGATCCCCATCCAGGTACTATTAGTTCTATGCCATATCCATGACACTGCATACCATTAAGCTTTAACTCATTTCCCGTATGTTCTCTGTGACATACGGGACAGTATAAAGGTCTGCTTTCTTTTGCAAAAACATGTCTCATTTGTCTTTTTACCCCAGCATGAGCTTTTTTATATTCAGGAAATACATCATCAATTGTTATGTCCTTTTGTTTAATCTTCATCTTCTTTTGGTTTAAAATATGTATCTAATTGTATCTAATGGAAAGAACTTCTCATATTCTTTCTTAAACTCATTGAGCCAACCTGTTTTCCATTTGAGTGGATAACGCATTACTCCTGAGTTATTCTTCACTTCACAAGAATATTTCATTAACTCCTGTGCTTCTGGTGAAGCTTTTTCCATTTGATAGTGATGATTAGTTAATGCAATTACTTCACATTTATTAACTCCTGCTATCTCTTTAACAGCTTCAAATAGATCTCTATATTCATCTTTCCAACCATTAGTAAATACCAATGGGCTATAGTTTATATGAACTTCCCATCCTAAATCTTTTAATCTGTTTATCTCATGTATCCTGCTTTCAATCTTTTGCATCTTAGGCTCAAGTATATCAGCAAACTTTTGAGGCATTAAACTCACTCTTACTCTTGGTGATTTATTAAAATCTCTTACATCCAAGTTTAATAGGTTTGGATACTTAGTAGCCATAGTTGTATTAAGCTGTGGATGATTATCATATCTCTTAAGATAATCTATCAAGGGTTCTGGTAAATGTTTCTGCATTAATACTAAGTCAGTATTACAAGCAATATCTACCATTGTGTATATAGGATCCTGTTGATCAGGTTCCTTAGTAAATGTTTTCTCCCACTCTACAACAGAGTTAAATATATCATCAACGTTTTCATTTACAAATACTCTATGTCCATTGTATCTAGACATATAACAGTATGTATCTATACAGCCACCAAAACAACCATAAACTAAGTTTGGTGCTATACAATTTGCACTATTGTTATTGGGTTTGGTGACCAGAGTTTTAGTTTTCTGGTGCTTTATCATCTTTGTTTTGGTTTAAAGGTTTTCTTCAATCCATTTGTCTAATTCATCGTAAGTTAGATGCATTCTATCCTTCTCTTCTGTCAAACCTTTTAACCCTTGATAGAATTTTATGAGAATACGTCTAATCTCACTTAAAGGAATCATCTTCTCCTCTGCTTTAATTGTTTTCATCTTTGTTTTGGTTTACTATTTCAATTAGTTTTCTAAGACAAGCAAGTTTAGCTTTTTCATAAACAGTATAATCATCTGATTCAAATAGAGGTTCATTTATATTTAACACAAAAAACTCAAATACCTCACAATCTTCTTGTTTAGTTGTAAGACAAACTTCACCAAATAATTTATACTCCTCCCTAAACCATCTAAATGCTTGTTGGTATAGTGGTGCTAACAAACCTTTAGACCAACCTTTTTGAGCATAATACTGTGATTGCCTATATTCTAAAGCTATACCATTTTCAAAGTCACGTTCATCATAATTCCCATAATAAACTGCAACACAAGGCTCATCAAACCCCAACTTGTTTAAAGCTAA